GAAAATGAGGCTGTTATAGCATTCTCTGAAATAGAATATAATGGAATTGGATTTGACTCTAAACCGTGGCTTAAACTAAGTGATAGGTCAGCTGATGAAGCTGTAGCTCTATCTCTAGAGTTAGATGATATAGTAATGGAAGATGAAGATTTACAAGACTTTGTAGCTAAGACTGTCCAGGGCGATTTATTCACTCCTGTTGATGCTCTTAGGAAAGTAGAAATTAAATGGTCTAGTCCTTCTCAAGTACTTGAAGTATTTAGAAGATATGGATTAGATATTGAAGGCGTTGGAGCTGATCAGTTGATGAAGTTCAAACGAGACCGATTCGTTGGTAAGTACTTATCGTATAAGAAGAAGAAGAAATTAGCTAACGCTTATGGAGTAGACTTCTTAAAACACGTTAAGTCAGACGGTAGAGTTCATACTAATTTTAAACAGATATTGAATACTGGTAGAGTATCATCTTCTAAACCTAATATGCAACAGATTCCGGGTACTAATGAGTATAGGAATTGTTTTGTATCAGGATATGAGGATTGGGTATATGCTAGTTCAGATTATAGCTCTCAGGAGTTAGCTGTTATTGCATTTGGAAGTCAAGATCCGGTATGGTTAAAAGCATTAGAAACTAAGAAGGATCTTCATAGTGTATGTGCTGATTTAGTATACGGAGATATATGGAAAGAAGCTGCAGATGATGATTGTCAGTATATGATTAATCAACAGAAGTGTAAGTGTAAGAAACATAAATCACTTAGAACAGGTGTTAAGACAATAAATTTCGGTTTGGCATACGGCATGAGTGAGTTTAAACTTGCAGATACATTAGAGATAACAGTTGAAGAAGCTGTTACTTTAATAGAAGATTACTTTAACACGTTTCCTAAGATTAAATCCTTTCTGGATACATTAGGTGCATATGGAGTACGCAATGGCGTAATACTTACTTATGCTCCTTATAGAAGAAGGAGATGGTTTGGAGATTGGAAACAAGGTATGAGCTTCAAAATTAAAGGGGACATTGAACGTGCCTCAAAGAATACTCCAATACAAGGCTCTAGTGCAGATATGACTAAACAAGCTATGATATTCATCAGAAGAGAAATCAAAGAGAATAACTGGCCTGTTAAGATGGTTATGACTGTTCACGATCAGATAGATACTATCTGTCATAAAGACAGAGCAGAAGAATGGAGTGTTAAAATGACAGAGTTGATGGAAAAAGCAGCTCTTATAATAGTAACTAATGGATTATTAAAAAGTGAAACTGAATTAACAGAAGCATGGAGTAAATAATCCGATTAATATATTAATATAATATGAATAAAAACAAGAAAAGCAATACTGTACTTGCTAGAGAAGCTAAAACTGAAGCCTTCTTAAATGATTTAAAGAATCATTGTAAAGAAGGTAAACGATTCTTATTTGGTGTAAAAGCTAATGAACATGGTATTAGTACTAGAGTTTATAAAGAAATAAGAGAGAATTATGTAGCAGAAACTAGTACTCCTAAAGTATTTAAATGGAAAACTAGAAAAGGCCCTAAGTCTTTATCTGTTATCCTGGCTGCTCCTAGAGTAAACGCTATTAAAAGTACTGTAGTACCTTCTGTAGTGAAGTTAGAAACACCTACACCTGGAACTAAGCTAGAAACTACTCCTGTATTACAAACTACAATGGAGTTTCCAACTAGTGAAGCTAACAAGATTCATAAAAAGTTATCAGGAAAGTGTGAAGTAATAGTATCTGTTACAGAGAAAAGAGGTAGAGAAACTACTACTAAATCTTATATGGTTGATGGTAGTAAGTTTATGTTTGAAGATGTAAATAAATCTATTCAATCCTTTAAATCTGATGTCCAGTAATGGCATAAAAGATAAAGTACAAAGAAGAGGATTAAATATTTGGTTCAAGAACTTTTGTAGAGGTACTTTAGAGTATGCTACAGGGGTTGGTAAATCACGTTGTGGTGTACTGGCCGCAGAATATGTAGTTAAACAGAATCCAAAAGCTAAGATCCTTATATTAACTCCTACTACTGTCATACGTGACGACGCTTGGAGAGATGAGTTTACTAAGTGGGGATGTAAGAAGGTTTTCAAAGAAAACGTAGAGGCTATCTGTATTCAGACAGCATACAAGTATGAAAATCAACATTACGACCTTATTATAGCTGATGAGATACATAATTATATACCTATTACTGATGAGTATATATATTATAATTTCTTTGGTCAGAATACCTTTGATAAGATATTAGGTTTAAGTGCTTCTATTGATAAAGAGTTATTACCTAAGTTGAATAAGATAGCTCCTATTGTAGATACTATAGATATTAAGTTAGCTAGAGAACTAAAGTTAGTCTCTTCTTTTAAAGTACTTAATGTAGCAGTTCGATTATCATCATTAGAATTATCTGATTATAATAAGTATGATAAGATGTTTAAGAAAACGTTTGAAATTTTTAATAAAGATTTAAAACTAATGTTTGCTTGTCTTAAGAATAAGAAAGTATATAATCAACATCTAATACATTACTTTAATATGTATAATAGTCAGCCAGAGGATCTTAAGAATTTGTTTGAACAATATAAGAACTATCCATACGATTGCAGTAAAGCTATGAGAGAGAGGAAACGTATCTTATATGAAGCAAAGAATAAATTAAACTTCACTAAACAATTATCTGATGCATTTGGATCGCATAGAGGATTAATATTTAGTGAAAGTGCTTCGTTTGCAAATCAAATAGATATTCTTTTAGGAGATATATGTGTCGCAGAGCACTCTAAGGTAAAACCTGCTAAGAAACGTAGAGAGAATATAGCTAAGTTTAAAGACAAGAGAACTAAAGTGAATAGAATATCAGCTGTTAGAAGTCTTAATGAAGGTGCTAACTTTAGAGATATTAAATTCATTATTGTTGCTTCTGGAACTAGTAAGCTAAAAGGATTTCTACAAAGAGTAGGTAGATGTATACGTATTGAAGGAGAGAAAGAAGCTATTATAATTCGATTGTATGTAAAAAACTCACAAGAAGAAAAGTGGGTTAAATCCTCTCAAGAGGGTTACGAAACGATTGAATTAAATGGGTATAAAGAGGCTCTTAATTACTTGTAACAGAGGAGGTTAAAGAGTGAAATTAGGCGTCATTTATTAGGTAGATAGACGTTAAATTAGTAAATTTGTAATATAAATATTATATATGAGTAAGATAAAATTTAGTCCTAAACAAGCAGTTAGGTATAGAGCACAGTGTGCAGCAGGAATAGATATGAAGAAAACATTAGTTGTTGGTTTCCAGGATAACAGTGAAAATCCTTGGAAGAAACGTTATTGTGAAACTGCTAAGGGTTATAAGCCTCGAAGGGTAAATCCAGGTACGGGTAAAGTGGAGAACAGATATGTTATTCTACATTACTTTGGATGGTATCCTAATAATCAAACAGATCTGAACCCAGATCTTGATATTAACATTAATAAAAGATATCACTTTGCCTATGAGTCTGAATTGACTGCAATAGGTGGCTAAGTGGCAAGTTAATAAACTTCCTGTATATGGTTGTCCGGTCTGTATAGGCCAGACACATATACATGGAGAGAAGTGTACACATTGTACGGGATATGGAACGTTCCCTATTAAAGGAAACACAACTGTAAGTTTACAGACGATTAACGATAAGATAACTAAAAAAATACAACATGATATTACAACTTGATGTTGAACGTATGATTGAGTCGAAGTTAACAGCTTCTCAGTATATGTTATTAGAATTGTTAAGACTACGTAAGGATAAGCTTATAAGAAAGTACATAGACTTAGACCCTAATACGATTAAAGATATAAAAGTCTTAAAGTCATTAGGATATATACTTAAGATGGATAAAACAGGCTACTTAATCAATCAAAAACAATGTAATAAGATCTTAGATATCGATGATAACATGTTTTGGGAGGTATTTGGTCTGTATCCTATTAAAGTATACAATGGAAGCACTACACGGATATTAAGAAGTGCTAGTCCTGATAGTAAAGAAGCAAAAGAATGCTTAAAGAAGTATCGTTCTAAAGTAAAAACTGAATCAAAACACAGAAAGGTAGTTAAATGCCTAGAGTTTGAATTAAATATACGGAAGAAAGAGAAGAACTTAGGATATATGCAGAAATTAGTTACTTGGTTAAATCAGAACTCGTGGGAGAACTACGAGGCAATGGTTGATGAAGTAGGAAGTTTAACAGTAGGTAATACAGAAGAATATGGCGGAGGACTTATCTAAGAAAGGATTAGATGTACGGTCTATTAAACAAGTCGCACAGGAAGAGACTGATTATATAGAGGCTAGAAAAGATGGCACTATACAATCATTAAAGACACCTTGGGATAAGTATAATGACGTATCGATGGGAGGAATAGAATGGTTTACTATGCATACGATTGCAGGAGCTTCAGGCTCTGGTAAGACTGCTATATTAAATCAACTTGAAACCGATTTAATACTATTAAACCCTAATGAAAAGTTTGATATCTTAAGTTTTAACTTTGAGATGTTAGCTAGAAACCTAGTAGGACGTAAATATTCTAAGGCTTTAGGTATGACAGTACAAGAGCTACATAGTGGTAAAAGAGATCACCATCTTACTGATGAAGATTTTAATAGAATTAAAGAGCAACAGAAGAGGGTAGAGAACTTACCTATTTATTATGTAGATGAAGCTGGTACTGTCGATGACGTACGAAGAACTATCTTTGAGTTCGCTAAGAGAGATCATACTCGTGGTTTATTAATTACTCTGGATCATACTATTTTAGTTAATGGTAAGATGGGAGAAATGGAGCGAATCGTCTTAATCAACTTAGTAAAGATGTTTAAACAGGCTATTAAATACTTTGCTAAATGTGGACAGAACTTCTCTGTAGTTCTACTATCTCAATTAAATAGATACATTGAGGAATTAGAAAGAACAGGGGAACCAGGATCACAGAATTATCCAAAGAAGAGAGATATATTCGGGGGAGACTCCTTATATCAGATGAGTGATGTAGTACTAGTTACTATGAATCCTTATCAAATGGGAATGGATATGTATGGGCCACATAGATGGGAAACCAAAGGAAGACTTTATTGGCACTTTCTTAAAGTTAGAGAGGGCGAGGCTATTATTGCAGCAATGGAAAATAAGCTCGCTACTAACGAAGTAAAAGATTTAGATCTTGGTTCTATGAATCAGGGTCAAGTAATTGACTTAAATAGTTAAAATATGAAAAAAGGAGAACCTCCGAACGTTTTTCCACCACAAGGTGCAGTAGGAAAAGGTGGAGATGTGTTTAAATCTACAGGAATGAAATTCGATGAGGATAAACTTAGGTATGACTTAATGCCTCCTCACGCTTTAGAGGGTGTTGTTAGAATACTAACATTTGGTGCGGCTAAGTATGCACCGAATAACTGGCAGAAAGTTGAAAAAGAAAGATATGTGGCGGCTGCTATGAGACATCTAGAAGCTTACCGTAAAGGAGAGATGATGGATGAAGAAACAGGTCAACCACATATGTATCACGCAATGTGTTGTCTTACATTTATATCTGAAATAGATAGAATGAAGTCATCAGTAGAATTAGTGGAATTAGATCCACAGTTAGGAACTTATTAAGAAAATATTAATGAGTAATGCAGTATTAATACTAGGAAAGACGGGATCTGGAAAGTCTACTAGTATAGAAAACTTAAAACCAGATGAAACATTTATTATCAATGTAGTTGGTAAAGACTTACCTTTTAAAGGTGGAGCTACTAAGTATACTAAGGAAAAGAAGAATATCTTCAAAGCACATCACCACTCTAAGATACTTGGAGCTATGAAACAGGTTAATGAGAAGAAGCATATTAAGACCTTAATCATAGATGATGCTCAGTATATTATGAGTTATGAGTTTATGACTACAACAACTACTGGATTTGATAAGTTTAATGAAATAGCTGAACATATGTTTTCTATTATTAATTTATCTAAGAATATGAGAGATGACTTAACAGTTATCTTCTTATGTCACACAGAAGAGATTGTGGATAGTATGGGACAGAAGAGTTATAAGATTAAAACTATTGGTAAACTATTAGATGATAAGATTACTATCGAAGGTTTATTCACTATAGTTCTTATGGCTGAACAAAGAGAAGAAGGAAACGAAGTAGTATATGGATTTAAGACTAGAGGAGGAGTGCGAGACACCGTTAAATCACCTAAGGATATGTTTGAATCAGATTTTATCCCTAATGATTTACAATTAGTATTGGATAGCATAGAGGCTTACAAGTAGTATTAAATAATTATAAATAAATAAATTTTAAAAGTATGGAATTACACGGTAAAGTGATTAGTCCTAATAAAGGATTAAACTTAAATAGTGAACCGGAAGTGTTAGTAAACACTAAAAGTGGAAGAATTACATTGTCTAAAGCAGTGATGAGTAAGTTAGGAGAAAGTGTTGCTGTAGGATTTGGGTATGATGCTCAAGAGACTCAGGGATCTAGATCTTTCTTATACATTGTAGAAGATGGATGTGCAGTAGGAAAAGGTGGATCAGTATCTAGTAAGTTTCACTCTTCTAAATTAAAGGAGATGTATAAATCTGCTGAAGGTATGGAAGACGCAACAACTAGATTTAAATTGAATATTGATATGGAGAATACTGTTGATTACGAAGGTACATCATTATATCCTATTACATTTCAAACTGTATTAGCTGATCTTACTAGAACTAAATCTACTGTTACAGAAACAGAAACAGATGCAACTCCTACATTAGCAGATAATGTTAATGAAGAGCCAGTAGTGTTTCAAACAGAGAATACAGAAGAACAACCTACGGATGCACTTAGTGGTGAAGTAGTTGAATCACCTGAAGAGGTTACAGACGAGTTAGTACAAGACTAACAATTTAATTAATTATTAATTTAACTTATAAAGAAAGATGTTAAATTTAAATGATGACAGTATTAAAGCTGATGGAAGTGGTGGAAACTTTGACCCTTCTAAGATCTTTGGATACTCAGTAGTACAAGACAACACAATTATTAATACGTTAGATAACGTATTCATTTCAGGATTTGAAATCGGTCAAGGGACTGGAAGTAAATTCTTTGACATTAAGTTGAAAGACTCTAATGGGAATGAAACTAATATGCGTGAGTATGAGCCGGATCCAAATAGAGACGATTTTGAAAAGAAAAAGAAAAGTCAAATTACAAGACTTAAGCATATCTTAACAAAATTTGCTCCTGAAGGAACACAGCTTCCTCAAGCTAATACGTTTCCTGATTTATGGGAAGCAGTTAAGACTATGTTAATTGCACAGCAATGTAACACTAAGCCAATGAGATTGAAGTTAATCTACAATACAAAAGGTTACTTAACTATCCCTAAGTATGTACCATTCATAGAGTCTATGAGCGTACCTGCAGAGGAAACTAAGTTAAAGCTTACTGACTTTGATCAGTTAACTAGGCCTCAGGCGGATAAACCTGAAGCAGCAATGGCAGCGGAACCAGTAGGAGACGATTTACCATTCTAGGATGCTAGACTTAAATAGTGCTAATGATGAAGAGATTGTCTCTAGAGATGCTATCTTATCTAAGATATCAGATGCAGACATTATTAAACATTATATTGGTGAATTTAAGTTGAACAAATCTATGCATAGCCCACTTAGGAAGGATAATATTCCTTCCTTTGTGGTATTTGCTAGTAAATATCATCAAAAACTAATGTTTAAAGATCATGCTACAGGTGCATTTGGCGATGCATTCGATATAGTAAGACATATTTATGGTATGTCATTATATGATGCATGTGGTGTTATTAATAGAGATTTTAATCTCGGATTTAGGTATTCTGCAACAAAAGCAGGAAAATATCAGCCTGTCATTAAGGTAGCTAAAAGAAATATAGAACTCCCTTCAGATAGACAACTAGGTGTTAAGTTCAGGAAATGGAAACAATGTGATAAACAGTATTGGAATACTAAGTATTCTCTTACTTCTAAGCAATTGAAGTTCTTTAATATATTCCCTGTACAACACGTTTTCTTAGGAAGTGAGATAATATGGTCACATAGTGATGACAATCCTATCTATGCTTACTTATTCTTAAAAGATGGTAAATACACTTACAAGTGTTATAGACCTCTTGAAAAAGATAAGAGATATAAGTGGATAAGTAGTACAAACCGTACTATCTTACAAGGATGGGATCAGCTACCAGCGACCGGAGATCTTTTAATACTAACTAAATCACTCAAAGACGTTGCAGTTTATAGAACCCTGGGTTATATAGGACTGTCGTGTCAAAATGAGTTAGGAGTAATAAAGGATACAGTTGTTGAGGAGTTACGCTCTCGCTTTAAAAGAATCGTTTTACAGAACGATTTTGATTATGCTGGGGTAACCGGAACAAACTTAATGAAAAAGGCTTATAATCTGCCTTATTTCTTCTTACAGGACTTCTCTACGAGGTCTAATGGATTGAAGGATATATCAGATTATAGAGAATGGCATTCTAAGGATGCAACGATTAAATTTATTAATGATAAACTTAAGACAATATGGAAAGAATAGTAATAGACGGAGAGGGAAATAAGTTAGAATTAGGTTCAGAAGTTATAGCTGTTAGAGGTAGTTGTACTTGTAGAGCTTATATATATCAGATTAAACACGATAAAGTTTTATTTACAAAAAATAAAATAGTAGCAGGAGTAAAACCAACTTATGATGGTTATTCTTTCTTAAATAGTATGCATAATAAACCTAATACTGTTAGAGCAGCTACTTTAATTAAAACAATAAAAGATAATGACTGATATAACAGATATTCACGGAGAAACTTTAGATGAAGGAGATCAAGTATATTTTACTGTATATGGAGATGAATGGATAAGAGAAGGGAAGATTAAGAAATTTACAGGTAAGAATGTAATGGTTGAAGATAATCAAGGATGGTATAAAGCTAGAATAAGTCATTCTAGGGCTAAACACCGTATTATAAAAAGAAAAATATGAAAGATACATTGAAACAAGAAGTAAAAGAAGGGGATACAGTAGTATTCGTTCCTTCTTACTCTAGAGCTATTAAAGTAGGAGTTTTAATAAAAGTAACTCCTAAAGGGAGAGCTACTATTGGATATTCACAATATAGTACCTCAACAAAACCCCATTTAGCATATTCTAGAACTAGTTTTATGAAAGTATCCGAAAAAGGATTAGATGCTACCCAGCGTCAAACGTTAAAGCAAATAAGAGATTTTTATGGCTATACAAGAGGTTGAAATATCATCTCACGGGGATGGTAATACCGGATTTAAACGAGAGATTAATGAAGGGGCTAGGGGATTAGTATTAGATACTATTCAAATAACCCAGTACACTAAACCTGAAGAGAGTACAGTTAGAGAATTAACAGCTAATGCAGTTGATTCACAAAGAGAAAAAGAGATAGCAGTGTCTATCTTATCAGGACAAACAACTCCTGAAGATCATTTTATTCAAAGAGAAGGCGCTAAGTACGCTGATTCCAATTGGGATCCTTCTTATTATGATCTTAAACATTTAGATCAGACTAAGACGAACGTAGAGCTTACTTACACACAGAATGAAGGTGTAGGATATTGTGATACATTTTCCGTTAAGGATTTTGGTATCGGAATAGGAGAAGCTAGATTAGAAGGTTACTTTCAGATAGGTTATTCTACTAAACGAAACTCTAAAGGCTCATTAGGAGCATTTGGGTTTGGTAATAAAGTGGCATTATCTACAAGGTGTGATTATTACACAGTTATTACTGTCCACAATGGGAAGAAGTATAAGTTTAATTGTTATTCTTATAAGATTGATTCCACTGTAGGTAAGTTTAACTTAGATACAAACGAGAAGAATGATTTTATTACTTTTACTAATGGTACACAAGTATATTTTGAAAAAACAAATGAACAGAATTATACGGAAATTATTGTACCGACAAAGAGGCATCACCGATCTAAATATGAACAGGCTGTAAAAGCTCAGTTATTATATTTTGGTAATGTAGAATTTAATATCATCGAAGAAGATGGTCATGTACGTAGTATAGATACAGCTGCAGAAGTATTATATAGTTCTAGTAGATTAATAGTATCTAAAAACAATCAGTTTAGTAAACCCCACGTTGTTATTGTCAAAGGAGACGATACAAAAGGAGAGGGAACTGGTGTATGTTATGGGTATATTGATTTTCCAGAGCTTGAAATGGAACAGCTTTATGGTAATGTAGGGATTAAGTGTCCTATACGTTCTGTAATTCGTGATGAAGTAACCGGACAGGAAACGGTACTACAAGAGGGAGTAGAGGTTACTCCTAGTAGAGAAACGGTAGTTTGGTCAGAGCATACTAGAGATTTTATTAAAAAACGATTTGAGAATGCAGTTGAAGAGGCTACAGAATTAGTACAAGATAAATTATTAGAAACAGATTTCTTACGTTGGTTAACTACTTGTAAAGATGTGTTGATGCACACTGGGCAAGATAGTATAATGAGTGAGTTAAGTCGTGTTGTTGATTTAGAAGGTATTAGACCTAAGTTTGCTGGAACTTCTATCAGGTATTCAAACCCTAGTAGAATGTTTAGAGGATTTAAAACTAGATTTAATTCGTCTCAATATGATCATAAGAAGAACCAAACTTCTATCAAAAGAACATCTTTTGGTGCATGGAGTGAGTTCTCTCATGAGAGAGTATACTTAAAGACTAGTAAAACTAGTGCTAAGAAGGATGCTTATATCCACTCTATAGCTGGTAACTTTCTTACTGTTGAATTAATGTCTGATGAAGAGTTAGTAAAAGAGTATAAAGAGAATGAAGTAGATTCTAGAAACCTATCGGATAAGATGTTTAATGATCTTAAAGCTAGTATTCCAGTACTATGGAAAGCTATTGAGGATTCTAAAGACGTACTATGTTATGAAGATATAGAAGTACCTGAAGATTTCGGAAAAGTATTCGAAGAACAGGAAGAAGAGGGGATTAAGTACGCTATGAGTGCGAAAGAAAGACGTAAGATAGAAGCTAAAATTCCTATTCATTCTTTAACTCCTAAATCTAATATCGGATATTCTCATGAAAAGAAACCTAAACATTTTGTTTGGAAACAAAGAGACACTAAACTAATTGATGTTCAAGAAGATACAGCTACTATTTATTATGGGTGTAATAAAGATGATGAAAGACTTCACTTCTTAGGAATGATATTAGGAGCTCAATACCCAGATAAATGGGATCAAGCACAATTAGATAAACAATGGGGGAATCCCGATGATAAGTACAATTATCGTTTTTATAATGACGAGATTAAAATAATTAAAATAAATAAAACTAATGAAAGATATTTTAGGGGACGAGCAAACTGCATCCACGTTAATAATTTCTTCGAACAAACAACGGATATCGATGGATAATCATTTAATTAGATGGAATACAGCTCGTATTATAAATACACATTGTAAACAATTAGAGTTCTTTAAAGGATATAAAGGTATTCATTCTGATTTATATGATATTTATAGTTCTATAATGAAATATAAAGAAGATAATTGGTCTAATATACAAAGTAAATTTAGAAGTGCTCATGGGTATAGTGAAACTAATTTTGATGATTGGCTTAAGTATCTAGATAAGATGTTAGAATTTCAGTTATTAGTAGCTGAAAATGAAGATAATTCTGAAGCAGGAATCATCTCAAAAAGAGCTAAAGAGATCTTTGGAAATAAAGATGTTGCAGAGGCACATTGTGTTGATATTCAAATACTTAATCAGCTAGATATGTTGATAGAATATAGCGAATCAGTGAAGAATATCTTTAATTTTATCGTACCTTTGTATAATCCAAATTTTAGTGATATTACTATAGAATTAGAACAAGAAATAAGAGAAATCTTACAGGCTAAAGGCCTAGGTGACTTTGAAGTACCTGAAGAATTATTAAATAATGCTAATCAAACATTAGAAGAAGCATGATTACAATCAATTTAATGGGAGACTCTATTTGTGGGTCTGTCAACAACGAACAATTTGGTATTCCTTATACAGAAGAGAAATACGAAGCAATGCTTAAATTACAAGCAAAAGCTGATACAGTAGATACTCCTGCTAAGTATGCTAAAATTGTTGAAAAATTTACTGAGTTATTAGTAGTGGACTATAAGGAAACAATCGAAAGTGAGTGTCCTAATATTCACGTTAATAAAGCTACTGGAACCTATCATCTTAAAGTAGGAAAACAAGTGTCCTCTATCGCAATGCCTCAAGCATTAGTAGATAGAATACTTGATTCTATGGATAAGAAGATTGATTTCACACCTTTAATTAAGATGTGGACTAGATGGTTAAGAAACCCTGTATTAAGAACTAAAACAGGATTAGGTTTAGGAGAAGATTTCTCAACACGTATGTTTAACTATATCAACTCTACTTACACTAACCATGAATTAGTTGCACAACTAATGGATGAAGAGGGAGTAAGCGAAGAGGTTGCTGTAGCAAGAGCTACTACTTATCAAGTAGGAATTACTGTAGAAGGACTATTACGTACTTTTAAAGTATCTACTGAAATCCATACTAAGTATGAATTAGATGAGAATAAAGAAGCTAAGCAAGTAGACCGTAGACAAGCTAAAACTATTGATCCTGATACAGGTTTAATTACTTATACAGAACTTACTAATGAAGAGCGTTTATTCCAACCTGCAATGATGGGAACTAGCGGAGATGCATTCTTCTGTGGAGATGTAGAAGGTCACTTTATCAAAGTAGGACATGCACATAGATTAAAAAGTTGGTCAATGGTTAATACTGATGATCAAATTTCTTGTGTAAAAGGACTACATTGTGGAGGATTAGACTATATACGTGGGTATCAAGATAGTAATACTGAAACTCATAACATCTTAGTAGATCCAATGAATATTGGAGCTGTTCCTTGTGATGACGCAGGAGCAATAAGAGTATTAGAGTATTTCGTATTAGATGCTTTCTCTGGTGTAAATGGATCTATTTATCACTCTTCTCAGTATGCAGCTCAGTCTGATACTAAATGGGAAGAAGATAGAGCAGAAGTTATAGAGAACTTTGGTGAATTAACTGCAGATATAGAAGCTGGGTTAAAAGAAATCAAGTCTTTATAATATGAAAGATGAATGGGAAGGAATAGGAGAAAGTGTTGATAAGCCTGTGAAGAAGAAAAGACAGAAGAAAGAAATTATCAAAATCACTATTCCCGAATTTATTACACACGTAAATAAGTCTAAAACTAAATACGTAAAGATAAATGGACAGAACATATATAATGGAAGAATAAACCCTTTCATTCGTGCCTTTATGGTAAAACAAATGCACGAATATGTTACTCCATTCATAGATAAGGAATTAAAAGGGCGGGATTTATCTCGCCTTTATCCTTTGTCTATTAGACTAGAAGTACATGCCCCTATTAATTATGGAAGCGTTAGAATGCTTAAAGGAGTAGTAAGGTGGAAACCTCCTTTACCTACTTATGAAGCAAACTGGGACGCAGATAATTTATGGATATGGGGTAAGGTCTTTAATGATACTCTTACAGAACTAGAGTACATAAAAGATGATTCTGTTAGTTATATCTCCGATTCAGGAGGTGTAAGATTTCGTAGTGTAAAAGAATTTAACAAGAGAAAACTCGTATTTGTTATCTCTAAAGATTGTTAAAATGGAGATTAAGGATAGATATGAAATAGAAACGGTAAGTCATAGTGGATTAAGTTCACTAGAGGTAGGCCCGGTTGCATATAGAGCTTATAAAGCTAGAGAAAATTCAGCTTCTGCTGGAATGAATCTAGGTACAGCGGCTCATTGTGTTATCCTGGAACCTGATGAATTTACTAATCGCTATTTAGTATCCAAATTTGAAATACCAACTGGTAAGAACGCTGTCTTTGTAGAGGAATTATTTAGAACACGAGTCCAGGATGATATCTTGACAGATGAAATCCAAGAGGAGTGGATAGATAATGCTTGGAAAGTATCCGGATTAAAGAGTACTGCACTTAAAACGTGGGAATCTTTTACATCTGATACTGATAAAGGTAAAGACTTACAAAGATATTGGGATTACTTACTAGAAGCTGAAGGTAAACTACAGTTATCTAATTCTGATATGGAAACTATCAACAGATGTAAATTATCGACTGATATTCATAAGAAGGCTCAAGAGCTTTTATATGGTTATGGATTAAGTGATACATTTGTTGAATTAGATATAGTATGGAAACACCCTCAGTTTAAGTTTAAGATGAGGTCTATTATAGATAGGTTAATAGTAGATGAAAGCACTAAGACTATCATAGTAGTAGATTTAAAGACAACAGCAAAGAATGTCCATAAGTTCCTAAGAGCTTATGAAATGTATGGTTACTATAAACAACTAGCATTGTACAGACAAGCTGCTATTTGGTATGCGAAAGAAGTGTTAGAATTAGATATATCTGATTGGACATTTGAAGAGTATATTGTAGCAGTACAAACGACTGGGTACAATGAATGCGTTGTGTATAAACCATCTGCGGATGATCTTAAACAAGGCAGTACTGAAACTTTAGTAGCTCTTAAAAGGATGGAATGGCACTTTGATAATGATAAGTGGGATTTCCCTAAAGAGTATTATGAAGGAGACGGTGTAATAACATTAAATTTGAATGAAGAGTAAAGGAAAAGCATATAACTGGACAACTAGATTCGCGCTTCCTTTATTAGGATGGAGGAGATCAATGTTTGAGCCTTATCTTATAAATACTTACATAAAACATGAAGGACTTGAACACTTTCAAAAGAATCATCTATTCGTCTTATTAAAAGAAGGATTAGATGAACGCTATAAAACGTTAGATAAGACTTTAGTGGAGAGTAGAACTCATGTAAGTCAGTATTATATAGACGAAGAAGAAATCTATGTAATGCATATATTTGAATTAGTTCCGGAAGTGATACCTGATTATGAACTTTTCCTAAAAGGAAAGTACTCTCATATGAGTGATGCCGCAAAAGGATTAATTAAGAATACAGGAGCTTCTAAGGCAGTTATGCAAGTTTTAAATCGTGATAAAGCAATGGCTACATATCAAGAGAATAGAACAGGCGTAAAGCTGAAGAAGGATGAAGAAGTGTGGTCGAAGATAACAGACCCAGTTAATATTAAGAATGAAATATTTACAGATGACTTGTTTAAAACAATACAAGAGTCTGAATAAAATGTAATTTAAATTTTATATATATGATTAACATTAAGAAGGTTAAAGTAAATTCTACTTTAACAACAGAGAGTACGTTTACTGTTATAAAAGTAAACAAGAAGAGTGTAATAGTAAAAGACTCTAAAGGTAAGAGACAAGCTATTAACTCTAAAGATTTTGCTAAGTTTAATATGTCAGGTACTACTAAAGCACCTGCAAAAGAAACCACAGCAACGTCTAAAACTACAGCTAGCTCTATTAGCTTAAGAGGAAGATACCCAAGATGGGCTAATTCTACTCCTAAGAAAGAGTTTGTTATGATGGAAAGAGGACAAGGTAAGACAGCTACTCATGCTTCTTATAAAGAATACAGAGAGTTTAAAAAAGCTCAACGTACTTCATAAAAATATTAGGGGGATTAAGTTCCCCTTTTATAATATTAATCTTAAATTTGTAAACTTATGAGCAGATCAGACTATCCTGCTGGAGCATTTGATAATGAAGATGCTCCTTTTAATCAAAAGGAATCAGAAGTATGTGGACACTGTGAGGGAAAAGGAGAATTTACATTTTGTGGTTTAACTATAGATTGTCCACATTGTAAGGGGGGAGAGATGACAGAAGAACAATTACGAGATGAATATGAATCTTTTAAAGAAGATACCAATGAGCGACGAAATCGAGATTGAAAAATCATTTATTGAAGATTGTGTAGATGAAATATTACCTCCTTGTGAGTGCGGTTTACCTGAATGTGTGGCTACTATGTACCAAAAGAAAGGTAAGAAAGCAGTATATCGTATAGAATATGATGATTCTGGATTACAAGAAACTAATGTCTTAATTAGAATAGAGACAGACCCTATGGAAGCAATGAGACAAGGTCTTATTCCTATAGTATTTAATGGACTTTGTAGAACTAATATGGATTTTGCTAAAGTACTGAATATGTGTATAATATAAATTAAAACTATGCCAGTATCAAAAGGTAGAAAGAAAAAGAAAATTACTAAACAAGTAGATGGATCTGGAAAGATTGCAAATAGTCGTACTAAAAAACATATTAATAATGTAAGACGACTATCTATGGTAAGAGGTATGCTTTTTCAAGAAGCTAGTAACTCTTTAACGGCAGCTGAACTAAAAGGAATTTTAGATAAAGCAATAGAAAGAAGAGATTCAACGGCAACTGTTAAAGGGCCAAAACCGACTATGTCTTATATAGAGACTAAGTTAGATGACAAAGGCGTTCCTACTCAAGGAGAGACGAAAGAGATTAGTATCAGCAATGCAGATATTAATAGACTTCAGAGAGTACTTGAGATGAAAGAGAACTCAGAACGTCAACTTAAAGAACAAGTAAAAGAACAAGAAACTAAAACTTAAAACAATGTTAATAATTATAATAATAGTAGTTTTATTAGTAGGCTCTGTTATTATAGATAACGATAATACAGGGGAACCTCCATCGGCTATGATTTAAAACTTTAAAGAAATGAAAAAATTATTGTTAATGCTATCTCTTACCTTATCAATAGGTATGATAGCTCAGACTAAATCTGAAAGTACGTTACAAGAATATGGTAAGCATAAACTTCTTACCCCTAAAGCAGGGTCTTGTGCGTCTCCTGATGGAACTAATACTGTAACTACTGTTACTCCTCCAAGTCATGCTTGGTTGGATGCTAATGGTTATTGTTATCCTGCTGCTTATGGAACTAATCCGACTGTATGTTGGACTTTCACTCCTACAAGTAGTTCAGTGACATTGAACTCAGGATACTCTACTACAGGGTGTGCTAATATATCACATGGGCCTTTTGAACTATACGATGCAAGCTGTACTTTAATAGGCACAGGATTAAACTTTACAGGACTAACTCCAGGAGTACAATATACGTGGTGTATGACATCAAGTGCATGGGGAGGAGGCCCGGGATGTATAGGGTTTACAGATTACTGTCCTTATTATTTTAATAATGTAGTATTACCTGTGGAATTTATATCATTTGATGTAAACTGTAATGGATTTACGTGGAGTACAGCTTCAGAAGTAAATAATGATTACTTCACTATATATCATAGTTATAATGGTTATGATTGGAATTTCTATAAGGAATACCCTGGGAATGGTAATAATAACACCTTTCTAACATATGACTTTTATGATGAAATCATTCATAGAGGTTATTATAAGTTAACACAAACAGACTTTAACGGGACTGTTACTGAGTTAAGTACTAAGTATATTAACTGTCTTACTTATAATAAGAAAGACATAGAAGGTATATGGACTATAGATGGAAGGTTTTTAGGAACCAAACTACCATCTACTTCAGGACTATATATCATAAAGTATAAAGATACCCCTTATTTCAAACGAGGTATTATAAAGTATTAAATAGAGGCCGAGTCATAACGCTAGAATATGACAAATAAGGAGCAATGAAAAATATGACTATTGTGTCAGAGCGGCCTGTTCCCTATTTAAATGAATCCCTGACTATGGAAATAGTTGGGGATTTTAATGATTTACAAAATTAAAAATATTAAATAGTAACGTTAATGAATAAAAGTAACGAGATCTTATCTAATGTAACTGTATGGAATAAATATGCTAGGCATAATAGCACTGTACAGAGAAGAGAGACCTTTGAAGAAGTATGCCTTAGATATGAGGATATGATGATAGAAAGGTATCCAGAGTTAAAAATGACGACACGAAAGAATATTAACGTAATAAAAGAAAGAAAGATATTGCCTTCTATGAGAGGAATGCAGTTTGCTGGTGCGGCCATTGAAAAGAATGAGTCCCGAGTATATAACTGTGCTTTCCTTCCTTTAGATGATTATAGAGGATTTAGTGAGACTATGTTCTTACTATTAGGAGGTACTGGAGTTGGGTATAGTGTACAATCACATCATGTAGAGCGTTTACCTGCTATATCTAAACCAGAAAAAGATCAAAAGTTTGTAATAGAGGATTCTATAGAAGGATGGGCTGATGCTGTTAAGTATCTTATGAAAGCTTACTTTGGATTAAGAAAGTTTAAACCTAGATATGACTTCTCAGCTATTAGAGCTAAAGGAGAAAGACTAGTAACTGCAGGTGGAAAAGCACCAGGCCCAGAGCCTTTACGTAGATGTCTTATGGAGATTGAACTTATATTAGATAGAATAGAAGATGGACATAAGTTACGTCCTATAGACTGTCATGATATTCAATGTCATATAGCTGATGCTGTATTGGCGGGAGGAATCAGAAGAGCAGCTATGATTAGTTTGTTTGATAGATTTGATGTAGATATGATTACTTGTAAGAGTGGAACATGGTGGGAAACTAACGGCCAACGTGGTAGAGCTAATAACTCTGCTGTATTACCTAGAGAGGAAGTAACAGAAGATGAGTTCAAAGACCTATGGAAGATGATTAAAGCATCAGGTTCAGGAGAACCGGGTGTATATTGGACTAATAACAAAGATTGGGGAACTAATCCTTGTTGTGAGATAGCTCTTAAACCATTCCAATTCTGTAATCTTACTGAAGTAAATGTTTCAGGTATAGATTCTCAAGAAGAATTAGAAGAACTGATAGGACAGGCTGCATACTTTGGTACACTACAGGCTGGTATAACAGACTTTCATTATCTAAGATCTATATGGCAACAGACTACAGAGGAAGATGCTTTAATAGGAGTAGGAATGACAGGTATAGCATCAGGTAAAGTACTTAAGTTAGATCTTAAGGCTGCAGCTGATAGAGCTAAAGTAGTTAATGAACAAATAGCAAGGTTGATTGGTATTAACCCGGCTGCCAGAGTAACTACAGTTAAACCTTCTGGTTCTACTTCATGCGTAGTAGGATCTAGTTCAGGTATACATGCTTGGCATGATGCTTACTATATAAGAAGAATGGAACTAAGTGGTAATGAAGCTATTGTTCCTTATCTATTAGAACATCACCCTGAAATCATTCAACCTCTCGAAAGACGTCCTGGAGACTATGTATTAGAGTTTCCACAAGCTGCTCCAAAAGGAGCTATTCTTAGAAATAAGGAAACTGCTAAGGAGTTCTTAGAGAGAGTAGATAGATTTAATATCGAATGGGTAAGAGAAGGACATAGAGATGGAGAGAATTGTAACAATGTTTCTGCTACCTGTAACATTAGAGATAATGAATGGGGATATGTAGGAAGTTGGATGTGGAGAAAGAGAGATAACTATAATGGTATGAGTGTATTACCTTATGATGGTGGTACTTATACACAAGCTCCTTTCGAGACTATAAGTAAACAGAAATATGATAAGCTATTTGAAGTACTTAAAGAGGTTGACTTAACTAAAGTAATAGAAGTTGAGGATCAAACTAATTTAAATCAACAAGTAGCATGCGCAGGCGGAGCTTGCGAGTTACCGTAAATTAAGTGAGAGGGTAGTTTGGTGGAGACCGGCTACCCACACTTATAGAAAAGAACACTAAGGAATAACGCTAAGTATAAGAAACGAAAAATTCACTAATTATGGATAGAATAGTAATGATATGCGACTGCCACTCGCTTGAACACCAAGTAATTTTTTGGTATGATGAAGAAGATGGTGACTTATATTGCGAACCACACTTGACAACTCACAGAAACTTTTTTAAAAGACTATGGCGAGGGTTAAAGTATGCTTTTGGTTATAAAAGTAGGTTTGGTGATTGGGATAGCACAATATTTAAAAAAGAGGACTTAAAAAAATTACGTGCTTATTTGGATGAACACGCTAAGTAAATTTTATGTTTACTTATACAATGCGTTAGAGTGCATTAAAACGCACAACGCTAAATGTAAAAAGCGTTTTAATGATTTTTAAATAATGTTATAAGTAGGTGGGGAGTGTCGATAGGGGCATTGGTAAGAGCAACGTAAATCCAATAAGCGTTATCGTTAACGAAAAAGCAGTTGCAGTAGGAGTAGGCGACCCACTTACTTTATAACGGTTAGGCTAAACGGTCGTTTTAATGCCGTTTTAGCCATTGTTATATTTTAGTACGGATTTAAAAACGAAAACATTATGAGAAAAATAGAATTTAAAACAGCTAAAGAAATGGTTAACTGGTTAATGGATAACCAAGGAACTGAATTAGCAGATGGTTACGGGAGAAGATGGAAGTATGAAAAATTTAACTTCTACTTTAAAGATATTGGCACAAATGAAAAATACAAAGAAGGTATTAGCTGTTTGCATTTATACGGTACACCTATTGGTATAGTAGGTGCTTAGTATTAAATATAACACCTCAATATTAACCGTTTAAATGGTTTATATTAGGAGTTAGAAAAAGAACACTAAAAAAAATAGATTATGGATATAGATAAAGTAAAAAAGTTAGGAGCTGAATGGATAGATAACTGCGGAGATAGTTCTATAAGAAGAATGTATGGACATCATTTGCGTTCATTTATTGCTGGAGCAGAAAGCCAACAAACCCAAATAGAAGAACTAAAAGCAGAGAATGAGGAATGTAAAGAGTTTGCAGATTATAAAATTAACTCTGTTAATAATTTAACAAAGCAATTAAATAGAGAGTTAGAAGAAAACACCAAGTTAAAAGCAGATAATAAGTTTTTAGAAAAACATAATAAATCTATTCAACAACAAAACTTAGAATTTAGAGATGATATAACCAAGTTAAAAGAGAGTAAAAAAATGGATATGCAATACTATTATGAATATTGTAATAGAAACGGATATGTTACACCAAATAAATGGCTAACAGAACTTAAACATTATTAACCAACTACTTAATAAAAACTAATAAATATGAGAGGAATAAAAAAGTTTTTCAAAAGGCTTAAATGTTTTAATAAGAAACATACAATAGAGGAGGGGTGGTTAGTTCAAGATATTAGATTTAGAAGTTGTATTCGTTGTGGCATTTTTGAAGATGTAGATGCAACTCTTGATTGTAGAAATTATAAAATACTAACTAAAGATAATTCAATTTATTTTGACGGAAAGTTATTAGAACAATAATATAAAAAGACTATGAGAGATTTTTTAACCAAACAATAAAACATTAATAAGATTATGGGAGAAGAAGTATATAATTGTCCTCATTGTGAAAAAGAGTGTTTAGAAACTGATTTACTTGAAGATGATTACGCACATCATAAAGGATTTTCAGAGGAGCTATTTTGTCCTAACTGTAAATCAATAGTAGATTAACACAATAGAAAACAATTAATAATAGATAGATATGGCATACTCAAAAAGTAAGGATGGAATACCGACAGTTTCCCCCGACAGTAAAAAAGTTATGAAAACACCATTAGAGGAATTGATTGAAAAAATAAAAATAGATGCTGATTATTTTGGGGATTTGGGCTTAAATGAATATAGTTATAGAAAGATAGTACATTTATTAGAAAGTGGTTTAGAAAAAGAAAAAGCGGTTATTATAGAGGCTAGAAGTTCAGCGTTAACAGATAAGGAAATAATGGAGGGATTTAACGGAAACCCATTAGAAGAAGCCGAACAATACTACAAAGAAAAATTTAATAAATAAGTTATGATAGAAGCTAAAGATTTACGAATAGGGAATTATTTAGAACATCCGTACTCTAATGGATATTGTCAAGTAAATACAATAGATAATGAACACTTAAATATTGGAGAGGGCAATGTTATTGAAGATATAAACGACTTTAAACCAATACCACTAACAGAAGAATGGTTAATAAAGTTTGGGTTTAAAGAGTTAAAACGAAATGTTTGGTTTATTAGTGATAAAGATGGATTTCAAATAATTTTAGAGAACAGTATTTTTAGATTAAAATATTTAAGAAAACATATCAAATACGTCCACCAACTACAAAACCTTTACTTTGCATTAACAGGAGAAGAACTAACAATAAAAGAATAGAATTATGGAATATAAAGAGATTATGAGTAACGGAAAACCATTAAAGATATTTATAGGAGGTAAAGAGATAGGTCACACAAGAGAGCATTTAAATCTACCCACAATAGATAAGGATAGATTAAAAGGGTGTAGACAATGGTCTATAGATGTGGCTGATATAACACCCATAGAGTACAGTATAGAAGTGCCTAATACACCTACTGAGTATGAGTACTATATGAAGAGGCATGATACATACTATCTAAGGAATGGAGGCAACACTATTAAGGTATATAGCTATGCTGATTTACCCCTAAGATATGGTGATATGGTAGGCGTTAATATGGATATGATATAACTAATATATAATAGATATGGATAAGGATAACAACAGAGCATATAAGTGGTACTACTGTAGTAGGACACTTAATGTAAGAGCAGTAGCATCTGCTAATATAAAGAATGTACTATTAACAGGGGCTGTAGTTCATATAGCTTGGTTAGTAGGTATAGCTATTGGAGCAATAAGTATGTATAAGATCATGAATGATTTTAGATTAGAATACTTACCTATAGTTATATGTTCACTTTCTGGAGGACTTATAGGAAGTTACTTTGGTATGATGAATAAGAAAAAGACTACACCTAAACAAGTTCAAGAACCTAATACAGGCCCTGGATTACAAGGTGTATTTAAACATGAATGTTCGTGGAACAAGATACACGGATATAAATGGGAAAGAGAACCAGGTAAAACATCCACGTTATCTGTTTTTAAATGCTTAGAATGTGGTAAAACGAAAGAAGAACAATATGACGAGACCTAAAAGAGGACTAATAATGTGTTTAATCTTAGTTATGTGGGCTGGAATAGCTTCATGTAAGACTAATGATAAGATAAAAGAATTAAAAGAACTACTTATAGTTAACAAAGTATCCAATGTTGATGTAGTATTAGCTCAAGCTATATTAGAATCAGGTTGGTTTAAATGTACTAACTGTAGTAGAGAACTTAACAATCCCTTTGGATTCTTCTGGAAAGGTAAATACAAGCGATTTGAGGATCTTTCTCATGCCGTTCGGTATTACAAGACTTGGCAAACTAAATGGTACAAAGGAGGCGATTATTATAGTTTCCTTAAACGTGTAGGATATGCCGAGGATCCAGGATATGAAGATAAACTTAAACAGATAGTTAAACAAATTAAAAAAGAATATGGTTAGATTATATAAGAAAGATACGAAGGGTAAAATTAGAGTACTTCATATTTCTACAAGGAATAATAAAGTAATTAGAGAATCTGGAGTATTAGGAGGAGCATTAGTCACTCATGAGAGTGAATGTAAAGGAAAGAATATAGGGAAGAGTAATGAGACTACCCCTAGTCAACAAGCTTATTTAACAGCTGAACGTAAAGTTACAGAGAAGTTATCTGAAGGATACTTTAAAACTATAGAGGAGGCTGAAGAGGGAGAGATTAAACTTCCTATGTTGGCTAAAAACTATGATGATCATATAAAGAAGATTACATTCCCTTGCTTTGTACAACCTAAGTTAGATGGTATGAGAGCACACGGAGGGATTAGAACTCCTTTAGTATCTAGAAAGAATAAGCTTATCACTACTATGGATCATATACAAGATGCTTTAGATACTTCTGGACTTGCTGATACTATTGATGGAGAATTGTATGCTCATGGATATACTTTTCAGGAGAATATGAGATTGATTAAGAAGTACAGAAAGGGAGAGTCTGAACAAGTTAAGTTTCATGTTTATGATGTAGCTCTTGAGAACTTACCTTTCAGTGAAAGATACATTATATTACAGATGCACTTTAAAGATATGGAAAATATCTGTGTAGTGCCTACTTATGTAGTTGATAGTGAAGAAGATATTAAAAAGTATCATATACAGTTCTTAAAGGACGGATATGAAGGAACTATCGTAAGATGGGGAGATGCTGGATATAAGTTTAATGGACGTAGTGAAAACTTACTGAAATATAAAGACTTCTTAGATCTTGCTGCTGAAGTAGTAGATATAGAACCTTCAGAAAAAAGACCTACACATGCTGTATGTGTGTGTGAGTATAAAGGACAAAGGTTCAAAACAGGAATGAAATTCTCTCACGATGAACGTGAAGAGATGTTAATTAATAAAGCTGACTATATAGGACGAACTGCAGAACTTAGGTTCTTTGAGTTTACAGATGGAGGTATTCCTCGATTCCCTGTATGTGTTGGATTTAGATTAGATAAATAGATATGAGACGTTCTAAGATACAACAACTAATCATTCCTAGGAATTGGTTATTTGGTAGACTCTCTTATATTAATGGTAACCTTAGGAATCTAATAGGAAACCATGCACATTTTACAAAGGAAGAATTAAAAGACTTACATCAAGCCAGAAGGCTTATAAATAATGTTATAAGAGGGAAGAAAGAAGAGTCTAAAAAACTAAAAGTTAAATTAAGAAATTCTCTGTTTGAAGATAAATGATAGTAAGATGGCAAAAACAGGCACGTCTGACAAAATGAAAAACAAGGCTTACAGAACTGCTTCCAACAGTTCATAGTTTATTGGATAAGTTATCTATTTAATACCTTGAATGTAAATCCATTCACGTATATAATACGATTTACTCCGGTGGAATGGGCAGAGAACAACATAAATACGGTGAGTGAATAAAACACAAGAAGGTCAGGTAATGCTGGGGTTCGACATAAACCTGTTAGCCCATAACGTATTTAGAATGAGGGGAGTAGTTAACGCTACTTACCCCCTTTTGTTCAGGGCTCTAGCAAAAATCCCTTGACTAGGATAGCCAAGGGATTAAAGATTCAGACGATTTATTTTAAATTTCTCCGTAAAGATAGTAATAAATACTATACCTCCAACTTAATTATTAAAAACTTTCTCAGACTGTGTTTTAAATTTAACAGTTTGATTAATGAATGGGAATACTTTAGCCCACTTGTTAAACACATCTTCATTAGACATCTTCTTACGACCGTCTAAGTCAACTGACTGTACCATATAAGACATAGTACTCGAGATAGCTTTCTCTGCATCTAGATAAGTTCTAATTGCAGGGATAGGACTAGATAATATTCTATTGAAAGACCCAGGACTTAAGTAGAAAGTCATATCTGATTCAAGTCTATAGATTTGATTCAATAGTAAGTTAGTTACCATCTTGTCATCATCATCGTCATCTCCTAAACTCTTAACCATAAGACCTGCTGCCATAGTACCTAAGATAACAATCATCTCTACCATTCCTTTCTTAAGGTTAGCTTGATCTACTGGAGACAATGATGTCAATCCATCTTTCTGCATAAGAGCTAACTTAAGGAATACCTTAGAGTTCTCTCCTATAGATCTATAGAATCCTTTAACGTTTCTTCCTAACTGCTCATTATACTTCTCATCTCCCATTCTTCTTTCCCATGATTCTGCTAACCATGATCTAAATTGTAATGCGAATCTACCAAAGATATAACGCTTAGCCATTGGGAATGATGCAGGATCGTAGTTACCGTGTGCAACCTTATTGATAGCTATTAATCTGTCCTGGAATTTCTTAAACTCTTTTAAGTCTCCTTCAGTACTGATGTCTCCATCCCATCCTTTGTGTTCTCCATATACATCAGCTCTCCATTTACCGTTTACATCGAATGCTTCGAATAAACTAGTTTCTTGGCCATCTAATGTTTTAACTTTCTCGTTAAGCATTCTAGCTACCATATTCTGTCCTTGTACAAAGTACTCTGATCTTCTTTGTAGTTCATAAGGATTGAACTTAGATAATCCAACAGACTTACGTCTATCTGATCCATTGTATGCAGCCTCATTAACTTCGAATAAGACATCAAACTTCTCCATAAGAGCAGCTATCTTCTTACCTGCATTGTTACTGTATCCTAAACTTTTACTAGTAGAAGATAACATCATCTTATAAGCTTGCATAGATTCTTTTAATGTAAAGTCTTCTCCTCCTGCTGCTTGTAATATATTAGATATAAGTCCGAAAGTCATGTTATTCGCAGAGGCAAATATATTATATCCCATTCCTTTCATTTGAGTAATCTTCATTGTAGCATCAGCTATATCAACGTTAGTTACATTTCTACCTCCTAGTTTAGATAGCTCTTCTTGTAATGGCTTAGTTATAATAGAGTGAGCTTCATCAGTCATTCTACCCATAGCTAACTCTCTGTTGTACTTCTTAATCTTCTTATTTAAAGAGGTTGCTTTAATAGACGCTTTAATACCTTGCTCACTTAATAAAACACCAGTTGGAGTTCCCTCTTCACGTTTGTCATTATAGATCTGAGCATCTACTGCATGAGAAACAACCTTCTTAAGATTAGTTAAACCATCTTTGATTTGGTATAAGTTTCCTTTAGCATCAGTTACAGCTTCTTTCTTAGAGTTAACTTGTTGCTCAACAGCTTCATTTATAACTCTTTGCATAAGTAATACTGTATCTTCTACTTTAGCTTTATGTTTATAGTTTAAAGACATCATAGTAAATGCTTCTAACATTTTACCTAGATCTTTAGTTCTTTCATTAATAGCACTAGTCTCTTTAGTGAATCCTACCGGGATACGTTTGTTAACTCTTCCAGTATGAATATCTCTATCAGCTGAGATTTGAGACTCTCCTGATGTAAGTTCATCTACTAAGCTACTATTCAAGTTAGCTAGTGCTCCTTTCATATCTCCCTTACCAAATGCCTCTGCTAAGTTCTTCTTCATAACCGGTAAGAAGTTAGCTTGTAAGTTATAAGTTTCATACGTAGGAAGTTCTGCCATCATATGAGATAAAGTATCTCTAAAGAAGTCATAGAACTTTTTCAATTCAGGGTTGTTGTTTATCTCTTCAAAGTTACTGTCATACCATGGAGTTTTACGACCACTATCATATACCTTCTTAGGAACTGTAACAACGTATTCCCATCCCTTAGCTTCACTACTTATGTTAGACCCTTCGTAAGATGCTAAATAAGATTTAGGGGAGTTACGTATAACCCAAGATCTTAAATCATTATCATAATTCTTTTCTGTATACTCTGGGTTGATTTCCTTTCTGTTCTCTAACTCTAAGATGAATGCTTCTTTATCATCAAGATAGTTTTGGAATTTCTCTTGAGCTCTATCTATTAATTCCTGAGTTCTTTCTACACCAAACTCTTTCTCTAAAGCAGCTTTATGTTCACCAGCTTTAGGAGTACTTTGTAGTTTTCCATCCTCAGAGAATAATAATCTACTATCAATAGCTACTTCATTTACTTTCTTCCATCTGTAATAATCTTTGAAGTCTTTCTTAGTCTTCTTAGAGTTATTAAGTTTTCTTTGTCTCTTAGCTCTTTCATCGTATAGATCTTGAGAATAACGGATAGTTAAATGTCCTGTCCAGTTACCATCTTTATCTTTCTGTAATAACTTTTCGAACTTGTTCTTCTTATATTCATCAGTAGCTTGGAACTCTTCTATAGCTGTGTTAATAGTCTTAGACCATTCGTTAAACTCATAGTTAGTATCTCTTGCTGATCTCTTTAAGATGTTATCTAAAGATTGAGTGAACTCATTATCATAACTAGATAAGTCTAATAATAAACTAGGACTCATGCTAATGTCTTTCATTAACTCTAAGTGCTTAAGTTTAACTTCTCTAGTACTATTCTTATTAGCTTCTACGATCATAGCTTGCTTAGCTACAGATCCCCATCTTAATTGTAAGTCATCAGCTCTATTAGTAATAGATGCTATAGTCTCTTTAAACTTTCCACCCTCTTCATACTCCTCTTGGAAGATACGTTTAAGATCTTGCCATACAGCAATAGCCGTATCAGCCTCTCTTATTTCAGATGGTGATATTTTCTTTTTATCTAAGATTTGATCTACCCAGTCTAAGTGAGACTTAGCGATAAGCTCTACAGATTTAAGGTTGTTAGTAGCTTCTAACTTCTCTATCTGTCTTTCTAGAACTTCTATCTTATCTTTATATACAGACTTGTCAGCTTTAGCATCACTCATAGCATGCTTATAACTAATTATTCTAGATTCGATTCTTTTAATAAGAGTATCGATAGAAGGATCAGTTTTCTTTCCTGTCTCTATAGAGTAATCTACTTGAGAAGATTTAGGTGTAAATGTTACATTCCAATATGTCTTACTATCTCCTGGCTCCCCTGGTATCTTAGTAGACTTAGCTTCATAAGTACTTCCATATTTAGATTGGAATTTCTTATTAGTAGTATTTAATGCTTTAGCTTTCTTTGAAGCTTGTTCAAAAGTTAACTTCTTATTCAACCCAGAGCTATTGATTAAACCAAATTCTGCTCTTAGGTGTTTAGTAGTAGTTAATGCTTGCTTAGCTGCATACTCATTGTTATTAAATATACTATAGTCATTTCCTTGTCCTTCACTTAATGACGTTGTACTCTCTATCATATTAGTGATCTCTTTGATAGCATGAGGTAATATACTGTTATCATTTACTTCTACTCCTAATTGTTGAGAGATAGCTTTAAATAACTTAGATATAATCTCTACAAATCTATCTAATAAAGTAGTCTCTCCTGTGAATGGAATATTGTTTAAGAACTTCTGGAAGTTTTCATTTGTCATTGTTAATGTGATAAACTCCTCTGTCTTAATAAGACCATAAAACTTATCAAACTCTGTTGTCGTAGCATCTAGTCCTTTAGATGTGTCTTTCTCCCAAGCTCTATATTTCTTAGCGAATGCTTTAAAGCCTTCTTTATCTTCCTTATTAAGGCTAGTGATTGCTTTTTTCTGCAGGGCCTCAATAGATTTTAATGCTCTATCTTGCGCCGCGTTTAAAGGATTTTTATGTCCTTGAGCTACCGCTTTACCTGGTGCTTTAACTATATGAGAAGTATAACCATGTAATAATTCATGTAAGAATACTTTCTCAAATTCATTTGCACTATCTATTTTAGATACATTAACGTTTAATATTCTTCCTCCTTGTCTGAAGTATCCTTTACCTTTCTCATTCTTAGAAGAGAATGTAAGTGTAGGTAAGTTATCAGCATTCTTGGCCATTATCTCAGCTACTAATCTATGTCCTGTGTTAGTAGACTCTCCCATAATAGTATACAGTGCTCTAACTACAGGCCCTTTACCATCTCCGGTCTTAAGGTTATACTTCTTTAACAAGTTAGTATTAGCTTCTGGGTTATCTATTCCTTCTTCATATGAGGCAGATGGAACATTAGATTCCAATTGCTTTTGTACTTTAGGTCTATTACTTTCTAATAGAGAAGTAGCTAATGAAGAACTTCTATTATATTCCATTAATCCTCTCTCTCCTCCTAGTGTACTTATTCTATTATAAGTAAAAGAAGAATCTACGTTAGGAGTTAACTCATATAAGTTATAAGAGTTAGTATCTGTGTTTCTAATATGTACGAATGGTGGATAACCCGTGATGAACTCACCTGGGTATATCTCCATTTCGATTAACATATTGTTATACTTCTGTTCCATCTCATCTGAAACTGCAGGTACTATAAATCCTTCAGTAGCTGGAATATCTTCAGGTGCCTTAGGTGTTACACTAGGGTTATGTTGGAAGTACTGTCTTCTAAAGATATCTAATCCAATACCTGCTTCCCATTCTATACCATTAAGTTTCTCTCCTACTCCCTTAGACTTAAGGTAAGTAGTTGGAATGAACTTCATAAAGTTAGTAGCTCCTTGAGATGCAGCTGTTAAGTATGAGTATGTAACTAAGTCAACTGCTAATTCATTTTGAACTGGGTCTTCTGATATCATCATATCAACGAATGACTTAATAGCTTCTGATTCATCTAGACGAGCGCCTGCAGATGCAATATATGTTACTAGACTAAATGATCCTTTCTTCTCTGGATGTCTAGCTGCAAGTCTTTGTAATAAGAAGTTATTCTTACCCCATGATTGCTGAGCTTCCTCTACACGAGTAGCTAATGACTTGTTGTCTTTAGTATCGATTAATAATCTATTTCTTTCAATTGCAGTCTCTGTCTCAGAGAACATACCATCAGTAGAGTACATAAACCCTCTTAAGTGATTGAATAGTTCATCTTGTTTCTCTACAGTTAAAGCTTCTCTACCTGTAAGAGATGCAATAGATCTTTTAAGTTCTTTGAATGAATAACTATCATATGGGAATAAAGGTGCATATACATTGTTAGCTAGTATAGGTCCTAAAGAAACTGCTTTCCCTACTTCCTTCTCTGTATTTAAAAGCTCTGTGGCACCTTGGACTGAAGGTAACTTATGTAGTTCTGCTATACGTTGTACTTTATCAGACACAGCTAATAGATCTTTACCGGCTCCTTGAGAGTCAGCATTGATTGCACTTTTAATCTGTGTCATCTGAGCTCCTATATCATCAAGTTCTCTAAATACTTTTAAAGCCTTTAACTGTAAACCTGCCCAGTAAGCATCTTTATTACCTTCATCCTTAATCATTTGTAACATAAGACTAGGAGATAATAATGGAGCTTCTTTTACATACTTATCATAGTTCTCTTTACTTTCTCCAACTAATGCTCTATACTTTTTAGATGCTCTGAAGAATGCTTCTTCTTTCTTATCAGAAACAAACTCCTCTATAGTAGTATCATTTAAAGCTTCTAGTTCTTTAACGTAGTCCTGGATAACTTGCTGAGAAAGAAGTCTTGATATGTATTGGATATCAACGTTCTTTCCTTCTTCAGTCTCCAGTTGAGCTAAAGCAGTTGCAGCTGCAAATGTATGATCGTTAAGATTAAGTTTATCTAATCTTTGTTCTTTCGCATTATCAACCGCAGCTGATTGCATATCAGAAATAACAGCAGCTTTATCAGCTATTGGGTTCTTTCCCTTACCACTAAGGTTAGTTAGTTTTAATCCTTTAAAATTAATATATAAAGGAACATACTCTCCCTTAAAGTATTTACCATATTTAAGATCTTTATCTTGTATTGTAGCATTAAATGTAGAAGCTAATGAGAAGATAGCAACTCCAGACTTTCCAGAACGATTCTGAATAAATCCTTTTTGTTGTTCCTTTCTATATAAGAAAGAATGCTGAGTAGCATTTTGTGTTCTTATATCATTAATAAGGTCAGCTTCCCCTGCTACAGAGTGAGCTCCTGTTTGATCTAATGGAGCTAATATTCTAGGTAATACTTCTGGAGTAGTTAATACATTCCAGTGAATATCAATGTATTCATTTTGTAATCCTGCTACTGTTTCATCTGTTGGTATTTTAGTTAAAGAACCATCTTCTCCTACATTATAGTTATAGTGGTAAGTAAATAACTTATCAACATCAAAATCAGATCCCATCTGTTTAGTAATCTCATCCGGTACTATAATAAGGTCTCCCATAGATTCAGGTACATACCCTACTATCTCAATAGGTAACATTGAAGAGTGTCCTTGGTTAGGAATACGCGCTCCAATTAAGTTACGTAATGCAGGATCAATCTTATTATCATCTATGAAAGTTTTACCATCTACTGTTGTAGTATAATCTTTCATATTTAACATTTTACCATCGGCATCTCTGAAGTAAAAAGGAACAAGGAGTTGCGCTCCTCGAACCTTTCCGCCTTCCTTTCTTACGAATTGTAATCCTTTGTCCATATTCACATCTCCTGTCCAGATTATTCCCCCTAGATCTGACTCAGTCAACTCACTCCATTCTTTAGAAGAAGTTGTTCCAGTTAAGAACCCTGCTGAAGACCCTTGAACATAAGATTTACCAGGCATCTTTTGTTTGAGTATCGTGTTAGTTACCATAGATAATAACAGAGATTCAAACTTCTTAGCACTAGCATTAAAAGCTAATGGTATTCTGAATGACTTCTTATCTTCTGTTAATTCTAATGATTGAATATCGTTTATAGAATATCCTCTAGACTTAGCTTCTTGCTCTAGTGCTTTCTTAACTTTAGAAAGATCTTTGAACTTCCCGTTAGAGTCAGCTCCAAGTTTAGTGAATAATTCTTTCTTCCCTGATTCGAATAAAGACATTCTTATTTCTTCTTTTCTTGTCTTTAATGCTGGCATACCTTCAATACCCAGGATTCCCTCAAATAGAAGTTTGTTCATTTGAGATACTGTTAGAATCTTATCTTTAGATTCTTTATATGGTACCTCTTGTTGAATACGGAAACCAGTTCTACTTAATGTAACTGCTTTATCTTTTAAAGAGAACTTAGAATCTAAGCTATCTCCATCCCATATATCTACTCTCTTAGTTGTTCCTAGTTTAGCAGCTGATACATATGCAGCTCTTGCTATATCTTCAGACTCCATTGCCTTTCTTAACTTATCTATTTCTAGACCCTTAGTTAATTGAGGGATTAATGGATAACTAGATGATTTGATATATGATATCTTGTTAACATCACTTGATGGTATAACATCGTTACCTACAAATACTGGCTTCATAGGTTGTAATACAACTTTAAGATCTTCTGCTGAAAGAGTTTTAGCATTACTCATACGCTTATATTGTTCAGGAGATAACTTCCCATAAGCATTCATTACATCTAAATGTTCTTGTAATGTTGTATACTCTTGAGCATCAGTTCCTTCCATACCAGTATAAGCAGATGCTTTCTCTCCTAATACAGTTTTATATTGTTCTAGGTGTTGAGAGTTTGTTTCTTTATCATTTAAGTATACAGTCTTATACTTATCGTTCTTAAAGTTTCCATCTAATCCTGGAGCTATATCTTTTGCTAATCTCTTTTGTACATCTATTAAAGTAGTCTCAACATTCTTCTTAAAGTGAAGTGCAGGGTCCCCTGTAATTAACTGTAACACATTAGCGTTTGCTATGATGTAGTTAATCTCTAGATCTAAAGCAGCATATAAAGCAAGCTTATTATTGTTAGGCTTACGTAGTGCAGACCTTGCTGCCATTATATATGACTTATCCATCATAAGAGAATTATCTGATACGATACCAGATTCTTTCCATGATGTAACAGTATTCTCTGCTAATGCTTTAACGTGATTAATAACTGCAGCTTCAACTTCTGCTCTATTTGTTATTAATCTAGTACCATCTTCTTTCTCAACTATCTGAGCTATTTCATTTAGTCCTGGAAATGTGAAGAACTTGGTAGCTCCTCCATTATCATATCCTTTAATAGCATTATCTTTCGAAGGTGCTTTATAGTTTTCGATACGATTCATCTCTCCTCTAACTATATTAAGGATCTCTTTTCTAGTCCCTCCACCTAATGTGTAAGATAGATCATCTTCCATTAACACTTCTACATTGTGACGTATAGCTGTGATGATAGGAGTGGTAGTCTTATCTGATATAGTAGGGTATACAAAGTGAGAAACTTTACGTCCTCCAGCTTCACCCTGGTTTTGATTTTGGAAGAGAGCAAGTGATTGCATTTCCATCTCTCTATCAGATTGATTCTTTCTCTTAACTCCTTTTTGATTAGAGTATCTTTTGTTTATTCCATCTAAGTAGCTGATCTTGAATGTGTTTCTAAACTTAGAATCCTTTTGTATTTGACGTAACCATAAAGAGTTCTTAGTAAAAGAAAGATTAGCTAATCCATTTGTTAATCCATTGTTCCCTTCATTCTCTAATAGTCTTCTCATAGTATGAGATAAGTGACTATTTAAAGAGTAAGAGTATATAGTCTTTCCTTCACTATCTCTGTGAGAGTTAGAGTATATAGATGGGTTAAACTGCGCTGTTAATGTGGCCAATATCTTAATACTAGATCCTTCTTTATTAGTCCCGGTTAAAGGATTATTAAGATCTAACTTAGACTCTACTTCAGTATTCTTATTTTTCATAGTTAAAGCTTTCGCCATTCTATTAAAGATACCTGATGTGAAGTGCTGTGAGAAATCCATCCCTGTTAACCTCTTAGAGTTAGTTCCTAGGTAGTTTATTGCTTCAATAGGCATATCAATACCAATAGAAGATAACAGCTCTTGTATACCTTCTGCGGTAGGTTTAGAGGCAGCCATTGCCTCTACCTTACCTTTAAATTCTTCTGCTTTAACTTCATTAATAGTAAGCTCTCCTCCTACAGTCTTAACTATGTCAGATGTCTTTTGGTTGTTTAACCAGTAAGCTTCAATACGTTTTACTACAGAGTTTCTATTTGTATCAATAGGTTGTAGTTGGTATGAGCCGTCTTTTCTATTACGGGCCCAAAGAACTGTAATGTATGGATTATATTGTTTAGAGAAAGCTACTACAAACTCATTTTTAATCTGTTCAGATTGATTCTCTAATCTAGATATCAATGTAGGAATGTATGGTTTACCTGCTCCTTCTAATGCAAGCTTAGCTACCATTGCATCATAGTTAGGTTCTGTACCTGCTAATAACATTTGTAAGTCATCGTATACTGTATCAAATGGTATAAATGATTTCAGGTTCAAGAAGTTACGTGAAGTATTTTCCTGAAGAGCTAAGAATAGCTTAAACCTTGCAGATGCAGTGTCCTTATGATTAGTTTGGAATGTAGCTCCATCATCAAAAGATATCTTCTCTAACATAGACTCTAAGTTCTCATATGCAGATAGAGAATCTTCTATTGCCTGTGCATCCTGTGAGTCCTCTATTGTTTCTTTAACACCAAAGATCTTTGCAAGTTTTGCAGAAGCATGGTCTTTAAACTCATCCCAGTTACGTAATACTTTATCGAACTCGTCTTTAAGTTCAGCAGCATCATCAACTGTAGTTAAATTTAACTTTGTTTTAATAGCAGGATCGATAGTAGAGAAGTTATCTTCGATACGAGCTAACATTGTAGATCTTTGTTCGAATACTTTCTTAGCTGCCTCTATAGATTCCTGTAGCGGTTGTTTATTTTGTAATCCTTTTACAGTTAATTCTATAATAGAATCGATTACTTGTGTTTGCTTGTATGTATTATAAGGTATACCTGATTCAGAATCCACTACTAAAAACCCTTCAAGGCTTTCTCTTATTAAAGATTTCTTATCTTCATCTAATGTATAGTCAGTTACTGAATCATCAGTACCCAGGGTATAATCAATATAGCTGTCAAATCCAAATATATCATTGATATCATCTTCAGATATGTTATCACTAGGTTTAGATTCTTCTTGTTCTTTTTCTTCTAGCTTCTCTTCAGTTTTTTCTATAGGGCTAGTCTCTAAGAAATTAGTATCAAATTGGATAACTGGTTGATCAAAGTATGAATCTTCAGTTTCGTTTATTGGAGTAGAGATAAGGTTAGTAGATAACTTAGATTTAATGTACTCATTATAAGATGCATTAAGTTTAGTTGTTACTTGATTATCATTACTGATAGTTACTTCAGATACCTCATCAGTTCCATTAATCTCTGATAGTCTTACTGAGAATAATTTCTCTGATAAAAACTCTTTAAAGTCTTCTGCTTGATTAACTAAGTCGGTTAAAGATGAGATAGTGTGAATACCTTTATTATGTTTAGCATAAGATATTAATCCTGTCTTAGTTGATACATTAAGATGACGAGCACTTAATGGGCCCTCTTTAGATACTCTCTCTTCGAAATCACTTTCTTTCTCATCTACTGTATGAGTTATCTGTTGTAATAAAGATAGAAGACCTGTGTTAGTTCTAATATCAAAACCAGCTTCTTCAAAGACTTTAGTAGATACCTCTTTGTTATCTTTATAATGAGATACTATTGCATTATATATAGTATCAACTTGGTCAGTAGATAGTGTAGGTATACTTAATGGTACCATCAAAGCTTTACCTCTTACTGGGGTAGGTAACTCAGCGAATACTATACCACTGTAATCATTTAAGTTATCTTGAAATTCAGTACTGTTAACTAATGAAAGATTAGAATATATCTCATCTTTGTTTACATAGAACTCTCCATCCTTTACAACTGTAAAAGTTTTAATGTTAGGCATGGCAGCACTAAGTAGTGCTTTACCATCTACATTCTTAGAGATATGTCCATTACTCTTATTAGTTATCTTAACGCTAATAGAACCAGTTGAAACCACCGCTTCTCTAATACGTTGATTAATTTCAATTTGCTTCGGTCCATTATCATATAAAGGGTGCTCGCTATCTTCACTAGTTGCTATATTTGAATAAGTTCCACTCTCGTCTTTCTGATTTAACCAGTCCTGTGTACGTACGTGAGCTACTACTTCGTTTCCTTTTTTAATACCTATTGGTACATTTGCTATATCTACAGATCCATCAGGAGATACAAAGTCATTATATGACCTAGTCTGTCCATCCTTATCTGTCCATGTTGCTGTCTTATCTATTTCTAATGTAACTTCATCTCCTACTTGAAACTCTTTAGATGACTCTAAAGGTTTGTGAAGAGATTCATTCTTCTCATTAGTTGTTGATTTCTTAACTCCTTCTGCATCTCCATACTCTTTTGAAAGGTATGCAAATGTAGTCCCAGCTTCTATCACCTTGTCAACAGTAATAGCCCTGGAAGGTTCTTGTTCTGTTGCTTTACTTGATTGAGTATCAGATACATTCTCTACATCTCCATCTTCTTTTGCTTCTACAGGTACCGTTTCCTCGGCTTCAATAATGTCAACTTCTTCCTCCGTAAGCAACGGTGTCCCTCCTTCAGCAGCTCTCTGCGCTTCAGCTTCTTCTGGAGACACCAATGAGATAGCTTCAATTTCCTCCTCAGTAAGTGGACCTTCGGTTGGTGCTTCTGTACTAGGTTCTGTAGGTTTAGCTTGTTCTGCTTTCGCTCTCTCTTGTTCTCTCTTCTTTTCTTTGACTGCTTCTCTTTTAGCTGTTTCCTTTGCGACAGATTCAGTATCTCGTTGCTTTTTATCTTCAGTTTCTTTTTCTTGTCTTCTCTTCTCATTAGTCTTCTGTGATTCTTTGACATGTGCGTCTCTTCCCTCTTTCGAAGTAAAATCTTCATATGTCTGGTCCATAACTTCTAATTGAGCTCTTGAAGCGTCTATTTGTTTAAGAGTATTAACTAAAGCATCTCGTTCAGCAGATGTCTGCTTCATTGCTTTAATCCAACTCTCTTCAGTTCCATCTTCATTTTTTATAAACTCTGCCTTGTCTTTCTTAAGTTTGATAGCGTTAGCAGATACCTTCGCTTCTTGTACTTTCTTTGCTTGCTTTATCTTATTGATAGCATGAGCCTTTCTACTAGTTCCTTTAGGAGGCATACCATATTTATCTGCAAGTATCTGTTTACCAGATGTAGTTCTTGCATCAAGTTTAGATACTTCTGCTATTCTAGAATCTATTTCAGCTAATGCTTCTTCTCCAGCTTTAATAGCTGTTGCCATTTGTTGAGCATCTTCTAGTCCAAGCTCTGTACCTCTAAGAGACATGTTCTTTTTATGAATAGCTTTTTGATCAGATAAGATTTTTAAATTTCTTTCTAGGTTATTCTCTAACTGTTTCTTCTCTAGGTGCATTGCAAAGATATGCTCTCCATAAGAAGCTAAATTAGCCTCTGGGTCGTTCTCATTGTAACGAGCCATAATATTTTCATAATCTTTAGATAGAGTATTAATCTCTGCTATCTTAGCGTTAGCTTTATTCTTATAGTAGTCAGCATGATTAGGATCAGTTACATGTCCTTTTGCTTCTGCTTCTTCAGGTGATAACTCTGCTATCTCTGAATACAAAGAAGTAAGCTGTTCCTGTCCTCCATTAACGAAGCTATCAAATACCTGAGCTTTGAATAGATCTTCTTGAGCTGTATAGTATTTAGCAATGTTTCCTTCTTCAGCCGCAGCCACCAAGTTATCTTGAGCTAATTGAAATTGATCTACTTTCTTAACTAAGAAATCTAATTGTTTATTATGTATATCTTGTTTGAGTTGTTTATTCTCTTTATTGTTACCCATCTTAGATGTAACAAAGTGTTGACCTCCACCACCTACTGCTCCTAAGATAGCAGACAAAGCTGTCTCATCTTTACCCAGGGTCTCTAATACAGCTCCTAGATAACCTCCTCGCTTTTCTTTATCGTCTAATAAACCTTGAAGTTTCTTTCCTTTATGCTCACCTACACCAACAGCTACTTCATTTACAATCTCTTCTAAAGACTCTTTACCCATTTCAGATAAAGTAGTTCTGAATACATTCTCTGATAACTCTCTTGTAGATGGATCAGTCTTTAATCTAGTAGCCCAGTCTTTAGTACTTTCCCCTGAGTTCTTACTAAACTTAGAATTTAATCTTTTTGTAGTCTTAAGGTCTTTCATTAATACTCCAGCTGCTCCGAAGTTTAATGGTGCATTAACAATAGTATTAAGTCTAACAGCTAAGGCTGCTCCTTCATTAGCATCAGATACTAATTTCTGTTGATATAATATAGATTCAGCCTCTGTTAAATCAGTAGGCATATTCTGTAGCCCTTCTGCTATGATATTCTTACGTACTTCGGCACCTCCCATAGCACTTTCTATATAAGTAAGTTCTCCAGTAGTTAATATCTGTGCTCCTGCATTTAATGCTTTTTGCGTGTTTGCTCCTGCTTTTAAAGCCTTTCCTAGGTACTTAGCTCCTTTACTAAATGTACTTCCTAGGCCTGCTCCTGTCAAAGCGAATGAAGATATAGATACGCCTAGTCCTTCTCCATGCTGAAACCACCAAGCTGGATCTCCTAAGTCAAATACTTCATTTGGGTTCTCTCTATATATAGGAGCCCAATCATCTATAGCTTCAACTCCTCTATCAGCAAATTGAGTTAGAGCATTTGAGTATGCTCCTCCTTCTCCTGTAATAGTCTTCCAATGTGATTCTAAATCTAAAGCATAACCAGCATTCTCTACTAATGATAATCCAATCTTAGGTAAGATACGACCAGCTACATTAACTGCTTGCCTTCCAGCACTTTGTCTCTTTCCTCTTAATTGAGTAGCATACTTAGCTTGTTCAGGTTTTACACCTTCCATATAATCTAGATTGTAATCTAGTTCTGATCCAAAGGTAGGAACATCTAATACAGTTTTCTTTTTAGTCTTGATAAAGACATCATCAAGTGAAGGCACTTTGTCCTCTTGTATTTCATTTGTTGCTGTATCTAATCTAGTTCTCTTTGTATTCTTAAAAACATCTTCGATAGAAACGGAATTACTTTTCTTACTCATCTCAATTAGTTTAATGGAAATGTAAATATATTAAAAATTAATCATCTGTGTAACTAGTAATAGGACTTTTTGTAACTTTTCTTACTCTTTGTAAGTCTTTATCCTTTAAAGTTTCTTCCGTTACGTTCTGTAACCAGTTGAAATCTTTAGTAGCTACTCGTTGTTTACTATAATATAGTTGTCCTTCAGGACTTGTTGGATGTACTCCCTCCGGTAAAGGTTGTCCATCATCCGTCATTGTTACTATTATTTCATCACTAAATTTACCATTAGCTTTAATGGTTGGATGATATGTCATTACTAATCCATTATCTGGATCATAGTGTACTACTGGTTGATGATTATCTCTAGCTTCGCTTAGTATTTTATATGGTTTAACATAAGGTTCAACTTCTGTTGTACCACTCATACTAATCATTCTTTTCTTTCCATTATCATCCGTCACTTCAAAGTACGGATTTCCTTTACTGTCCCATCCTGTTTGACCAGGTCCTCTTAATACTTCTTCTATTAAAGATAGTGCATCTGCTTCTTGCCCCGCTGTTGCTCCTCCCCATGCTCCCATAAGTTCTGAAGCTACAGTGTCAAAGTCACCATCTTCATTCATAACCTTACCTGATCCTGGCTCAGTGATATAGAATGTAGCTGAACCTAAGTTATTAGCTAATATACTTCCCATAGACTTAGCAGATGCTGGATCTTGTATAATTCTAGACGTAGTAGATTTAGCTCCATAATCCATATGAGCTTTCTTTATAATATCATTAACTTGTTGAGGTGTCTTTCCTTTTATGTCTATTCCAAACTCTTTCCCTTTATTATATATCTCTCTTCCTTTAGCTATTACGTTTTCTCTTCTAGCTTCAGCTCTAGCTTTGTTTTGTTCTTGTCTTTGGCTATCTGTTAAGTTAGCTTCTGGGACAGAAGGGTAAGGCATTCTATCTGCGCTTATTTCTACATCAGCTTTAGGGTTACCATACTTATCAAACGACATATCTTTATAGAACTTAGGTATAGAGTCTTCAGTAGCAGTTCCTGTACCATGTCTTACATGCGCATCAGGAATAACTGGGTTATCTACAGCATCTTGCATATACATTGCTTTCTGCCAATCTTTATTTAAACTTCTATCTACTTTTGTAAATGCTTCTCTATCTGATGTAGGAGCTGCAGCTTGTGCAAACATATTATCTATAAATTGTTCTTTTTGTTGCGCTAATCCTGGAGTATTAGGGTCTACTCCTGCAAATGCAAAATCGGCTTGTTGTTTGGCGTATTGTACATTTCCAGGTTTACTTTTTAAATGTCTAGTTATAGCACTATAAACTTCATTTTGATCTACAAGTTCTTTATTAGAATTATTTATATATCCATATGAAGTTTTAGTTAAACCTAAAGGATACTTATCTGACTTCCACCCTTTAGCAAATGCAGATCCTTGATCTGCGAGTTGCTCTTCTATAAAAGATACTTTAAAAGGATCAAAAGCAGCATAGGTTCCAAACTCGGTTTTTTGTCCTATACCTTTATATCTGTTCATAGCAATCTGTTTAGCTTGTTCTGCATCTTGAGCTGTAATTTCTCCTGCTGCATATTGTTTATCTATAGCGGCCATATTAGCAGTAGCTGCTGCCTTATTATCCATCATAGTTTTAAGACGACCCCTAGTCAACTCTTTATTAAGAGCAGTACCTTGTCTACGAGCTTCCTCTAAAGCCTGTCTTGGATCTGATTTATATAGGTCATAGATTTTACTTTGAGCTGCTTCCGCTCTTTCTAATATAGCATTACGTTCAGCTACATCTGCAGATAAAACATCTGCTTCTATATCTCCCAATGCTCCAGCTTGTTTAAACGCATCATCAGATACATCCTGCATACGCTGAGCAGATTGTTGAATCGCTTGGTAAGGTATAGGTTGATAATTTAATAAAGGTGAAATGTTATCAAATGCGTTTGCTCCCATTTTGTGTTATTTAGATTTTCTATTTCTTCTACCTACTTTGTTGTAAGCTCCATTCTTAAGTCCACCATATTCAGTGTCAATAAGATCTCTATATATTTGATTTTGTTGTCCTAGTTGTCCAAACATTCCAATGTAGTCTGCTCCTTTCTGCATGTATTCTCTACCTTTAGCTCTTCCTCTCATGTTCATTTCATAAGCATGTTGCATGTTTCTAGCGTGCTCACTTCCCATACCTGCTCTAAATCTAGCTTCTTCTCCTAGATATTGATTGTTCATATTGTTTTGGTTAGCTAACGCTTGTCTCTCTGCTCTATTATAATCTACTAACGCTCCACGTCCCATAGCTAATTCAAGAGCAGCGTTACCACCGGCAGCTTGCCTAGCTTGAGTACCTGCTTGTCTTTGTGCATTTTTAGCAGCCATTATCTCAGGCTGAGCATCATATCGTCTATTAGACATTTGATTAATAGCAGTTGAGTATTGAGGATTAACCTGAGGCATATATGATTCTGGTTTCTGCATCCCTTGCGCTAATGCGAATAAACCTGGTACAGCCATAGCTGCTTGGTTTACATTAAACCCTGATCCATCTCCTCCTCCCATTCTATTACTAGGGCCTCCTGACATAGGTGCATTAGTATAGCTTGCTTCTGAAGGAATATTACTATCTCTCATTACTGGAGAATTAATATAAGACCCTGCTTGACTAAAGTCAGCTTCTGGTAATCCTGATACGTAATCACTTCCTATATTAGGAGAACCCATCGTAGGATAAGCTCCTCCTGTGAAAGGATTAGTTGTAGCATCTGTAGCTGCTTGCATCATACCTGGAGATAAAGGCCCTCCAAAAGCATATTGTGTAAATCCTCCACCGTAGTTTACTCCTGCTCCTCCATAGTTCTTTCCACCATAGTTAATACCAGTAGTTGGTAAATGACCTCCATATTCGAATGCTGGAGCGTTGTTAGTTGAAATAGCTTGTACGTTTTGAGTCCCTAAGATATTAGGCCCTATTAACTGTTCGTGTGGTTTAAGTTGTGTTCCTTCTATACTTCCTCCAGTATTAGGAACTGACCCAGGATTCATCTCGTTTCTAAATGCTACTGCATCTAAATAATCCATATACATACTATTAGGTATAAGTCTCTTTCCTTCAGCATCAACTGCATTAGGATCTATAGCTCTACCTGATTCATTATACATAGGTCTAACATAGTTCTTAAATCTATTTATATCAGCTTGTCTCTTTTGTAATTCAACAGCTTGTGTTGGAGTCCATCCTCTTCCACTCTTAGTAGTCATACTTCCAAAGTCTGGTTTCTCCCATGCAGTTCCTACAGTTCCTATTCTACTCATTCGATCTGTATTCTGGAAATTAGGTACATTACCCATATTAGGATCTGCTATAAATCCTCCTTCAGGATATTGAGGAATCTGTCCTCCATACTCTGCCATAAACTTCTCGTTCTTTTTCTGAAGACGTTTAGCTTCTTTCTCGAACTTCTCTTTACGCATTTCTTCTTGTTGCCCTTTAAGTCTATTCAACATTAACTTATTAGTGTTCTTTGTGATATCGTCATCTGTATCTTTACCTTTATACTTCTTACTAGCTTCAGCGAAAGTCTTCTTTGATCCTGGAACTATAAACTTATCAGAGTATACATAGTTACCTTCCATATCTACTGTTTCTTTAAGTTCTATCTCAGCTTTTCCTTGATAGTTGATTCCACCGTCTTCATGAGATGGACCATTAAATGCAGCTAAATTACCGCCTGTAAATTGTTGTTGTCCTTCGTAAGGAAGTGCTCCTCCGAAAGGAAACATAGGTGTTCCTGTCATTCCCATTTGATTTATATTTTGTCCAAAATTTCCTATTTGTTGTCCACTACCGAATCCTGATGCTGGCATCATATCTGTAGCACCTGAGCTAAAACCTCCAGCTCCTTCTACTGCAGCACCACCGCCTCCTCCGAGACCTCCCATCATTGCAAGAGAGCCTGCAGTTCCAGCGAATTGTCCAATCTTTGCTCCTGTACTGTTAGGATCCCATCCACCTCCGTTAGCAGATGCTCCCATAGAAGGTAACATTCCTCGTCCCATTCCAACAGCCATTCCTCCTACTGGACCTAATGCAGCTCCTGCTACCATAGGTACCATAGCCGATCCAGCTTGTGTAACTCCTTCTTGGACTTGTTCTATATCATTAGCTACATTCCCTTCTACATCAGGATTGTATAAGTTTTGGCCTGTTATCATTTCAGCAGGCGCTGCTAGAGTATTTAACCCTAACTTATTTATATCTTTAAGTGCTCCTCTACCGAATAGTCCCATTAAGCTTCATTTAGTTATATGCGAAAGTACTCATTTCTAGCGTGATAATCAAGTTTATCTATCACTAACTCTATATAGAGTATTAATATAATTAATCACAAACTGATCAGACTCTGCCGAACCAGCTTTAGTATACTTCTGAGTGATATACTTATCTCTCATTCTATCTTTATACGTTTTAGTATAGTCATAGTTATTAGAATCAAATAAATCTAAGTTACTACTTGACTCTGTCATTACATTCCTAGGGATAGCAAATTGCCATTCTCTCTCTTTCCTTTTAATATTGGTTCCAGGAGTAAATGATATTGGCCCTGAATGCTGGTAATCTGTAAAGCAGTTAAAGGAATCAAATGTAAGTTGATCTATGCTATAGTTATTTATGTTACGAGCATTAGTGTGCAAGCTAACATTATCAAACACTTTAGTCTTATCTGACTTAGGGTTTGTTATAATATCTAATTGAAGATCAAAGTATGTTCCATAGAACTGTTGATACTCTCCTGTATTATGCATCCAGATAGTATTTCCATCTGAACGGTTTGGAGATAATAATCTAGTCTTACTATTTAAATAATGATAAGGAGTAAAGTCAAAGAAAGAAGTCCATGCGTCTACAGTTTCATTTAAAGCAATAGTAAATCGTTTAACTATTGCATTCTTTTGTAGAACTGTATATAATACTTCTTTGTTTAAATAATCATAAGTAGTGTGTACTCCATTGTGGTCTAGAGGATTATCAGCTGCTAATAGTCCATTCTCTACTGTTGTAGTAAAGTAACTATGCATCCCTTTCATATCTACTAATTCATCTGCTCCTCTTCCAAAGTATCTATATGCTTTCTTATCTAAGATATTAAACCAATATACCGCGTTAGGAGATTGAGTTACACTCCATTGATGTTTAGAGCCTATTGTAGTAGAAACATAATTAAAGTCATGAAGTATCCTTCCTGTTCCTAATTCCATTTGTACATCATCTGAACCTTGTACAGAAACTCTAGGGTTAACTGCTATGTTACCGAATGCACTATCTTGGAAGTATAGTAATGTATCTCTAAATGTTATAATCTTATTAATAGGCCCGTGGTTTCCATCAACATCTAAAAACTCTAAAGGTCTAAAGGATGTCCAAGAATCTCCAGGTTCTCCATTTACTTTAACATCAGATGCATGAACTCTATTATCAAATTCAAATGTATTATACCTAAAAGAATCTAGAGATTCGAATATTATATTATCATGCTGTCTGTTCTGAAAAGCATCATATTGATATGCATCATTAGGAATAAACCAATCAATTACGTTAGATCCTCCTGCTGTAATAGAACTATTCCCTATATTAGAGAAGTTACGTCCTGTTCTTAATTCTACATTAATAGGAGACTCTACAGGATAGAAGATAGATACCATACGAGCATTATTTTCATCGGGCACATATGGATTACCTGCTGCTCCTCCTCTTTCATGGTTAGCCATACCTACACTCTCTGTATAGATATTTATATAAGTATCTCCTCCATATACTTGTGCTGTATAAGTAAGACTTGAATCAATATCAGATATTGATTGATAATGTCCTGTAGTTATATACTCAGTATTATTAATAGAGCTGATAGTGTCTCCCCCGTATTGATTAGGAAGTTCTCTATATATGTTTGCCAATAATCTATTACTATATCCAAGAGTAGAGGCTAACGCTACGAAGTTTGCATTAGGATATTCCTTCAATGCTAATCCTGGAGTTGCTCCCCATACGCCATCATCTGCTGCTGAGATATGTGTAGGGCCTAATATTCTGGTGTTAGTAGTATACGTACTAAATGCATTAGATGTATTTAACATTAAAGTAGGCTCACATATAGTTCTAAATGTCATTTCATTAGTTCCAAAGCCTGCTGTGTTAGTAGTAGAACCAAAATCATGAATAGTCTTATAGTTAAAGAACCCTTCAAATCCTGTACCAGCTGTAAAAATTCCTTCTCTATGAGGAACGAGATCTTGATCTATTTGTATAGAATCTGTAATAGCTAAAGATAAATTCATTTGATTATCTGCTACTGTATTGTCTCTATACCAGTGATCTCCTAATCCATCATTCTGAACTGCATAGTATTTACCATAGATTCCATGATCCTCAGCTACACCTCCGGGTGTATCAGTAGCATTCATTATACCATATAAGGATGGACTAACTCCTGCTATAGGTCTTACTTTAGTTCCAGATAATGCTCCAGGAGCAAAGAACTTGAACATAGGTCCATCAAATGATTTAAAGATATTATTAACAGCATACTGTCCATAAGATAAAAATCTATCTGATCTTATTAATATAGAAAAAGGATTGTTTTCATCTACATCTGGAAATCCACCTGTACCATCTGAATAAGCTAATTCATTTGTTGTATCTCCTATAAGGCCTTGTGCTAGTATTGTATAATCAGCACTTCCTCTATGAGCTCTAACAATAGAGAATCCAGTAAAAGTACTTTTCATATCGGCAGTAATAGTTACATCAAACTCTACCCCTAAAGCATGTCCTAATAACTCTGAAGATGTTTGAGTAAATGTATTTACTTCTGAAGGATCAGGCATTCTAATATCTGATATCCACTTAACTGCAGATGCTCTTCCTTTTCTATCAAAGAAGACTATTCCAAACCTATATACTTCAGAACGATGATACCCTTTAAACCAAGACTCAAAGAAAGGATTACTATAGTTTTTCCATAGTCCTCCCATAGGTAATATCTTAGAGTTTAAAGTTATATCTGATTGTAGTTTATCTACGTCATATCTTATCTCAGTATTTAATACATTCTGTATATCTCCTGTTCCTCCTAAGTTATCTAATTGTAGATCTTGAGTTATAAACTTATAGTTTACGTTAGCTCCTGATGCTCCTAAGGTTACTCCATCTGATTGAAACTTTTGTTGGTCTGTACTTATAGAAGTCCTAGTGGAATCTTTATTAAATTTATTAATCTTATTAGTAGTAGCTTCATATCCATCTGTCCCCATTGAACCATTATATCTATAAGCATGGGAATCCCAATCAGATAAACTTAAATCTAAGTCTCTGATGTTAGCAACCATTAAACGGTTGTCTTTAATATCTATAGTCTTTGCCGCCGCAAAAGACGCTGGTGGTAATAGTATTTCAGCTTCATCTATTATTTGTTCTGATGTTACTGTATCAATAGTAAATTCATATGAACTGCTTCCTAACAGAGATTCTCCTTCTTTAACTAAATAATAAATAGGAGCTGCTGTATCATATTCTGCTACTAAGATATCTATAAAACTAAAGTTAGAGTCTATGTTATCTATCCTATATGTAATAGCTTTTGTTGTAGCAGTATGTTGAGGACTACCCTGGTAATCTACAAATGCTGAAGTAACTTCATTTCCTGCTGTTATTCTAAAGGTAGGAGAGAAAGGACTAAAGCTAGTCTCCGCTCCTCCTAATGATTTCAATCTATATGATACTGAATATAATGCAACATCTAATCCTCCACCAGCTTGATGCAATTCTATAGGAATTGGAATATCCATTAAGGCTGAAGGTAATATATCAATGTTATCGATATAAGCTGTATCTGAATCTATATTTATAGTTCTAACAGAGTTCTCATTATCAGTCCAATATACTCTTCTAATAGTAGAAGTCTCTTGTCTAGATTTCATCTCAATAGGGAACTCTTTAGCGAAGTTATCTCCTGAGTTTCTTACAAGTCTTAATGTTGGAACACTATTAATATCCCATGTTACTTCCCATATCTGTCCTGAACCATTAGCTGTACTAGGAGCAGTACACATTATAATAGATTCTCTAAGATCAACTGATCCAATTACTACTAAATCAGTAGCTCCAGGAGATTCTAATGTTGTTGAGAAATCTAAATGTGTTGAGAATACAGGAGCTAGAAAAGAATAATCTGTTGTATATATTACTATCTCTCCTATACTGAACTGAGCTACTATTGGAATAGATGCTCCATATCCTCCTGAGTTAATAAAATCTGCTATTACTTCATAGAACACTTTAGGTTCTGTAACTTGATAAGGTATCTGTCTATTAATACCTCCTATAGTAAGATCTAAGAATCTAGCTGTATTATCGAAGTTAGTAGCTACGAATGTATCTAAAGCTTTTAACTTCCATGAATCTCCTACGTCAGGTATAGTAAAGTCTAATGAATTTCCTTTAACACTAGCTAAAGAACCAGTTGATAGACCCATATCATCTGTAGTAGGCCTAACATTAAACGCACTAAAATACTGCTCTCCATTATATATAGAGTACGCAGTATCTTGATTCATCCCTTTTGCAAAGGTATTTCTAGCTTGTTCTCTACCCATTATTTAAGTTTTCTCATTTCTCTGATTGTTCCTGTATTATAGAACGAGTCAGCTGAATTTTGATTAGGTTTTAATTTAACCCATTGATTCTTAATAGCTTCTGCATAAGCAAGATTAGGCATGTTAGCTGCAGCTCTAGCTTGTAGACAGAACTCTTGCCATTCTGTTTTACTTTCTCTATATACACTTACGTCTATTCTTTTACGTCTCCAATCGATATGATCTAGTTTCATTTGAATGTAACGAGCTACTGCTGTTCTGTATGATATAAGATCTGGAATCTTAGGGAATCCTTCTTTATCTGTAGCTATAGCTTTGTAATCAAGTATAACTGTTCCTGAGTTTATTGATGTAACGAAGACTCCGTCCTTGATATAAAACGTCTCGTTAAGAGTTTGTGTTGTTCCGGTTGATTGTCCAGACAGAGGGAAGTTATCGTCACTTACTTCTACTCCGTTAATATGGTTAGCTGTACTATCAGCTGTCCCATTATCTAATGGAGCGAATCCTCCTGTTGCTAAGTTTAATGGTGATCCTAAGTATGAAGGAATAGGTTGACTATGGTAGTTACAAGGAAGTACTGCTATACAGTTCTCTACCTTTAATTCTGCTACACGACGTTCATATTGTTGTCCCGCGCCTATGAACTCAAGAGCTTCAGCTCCCCATTCAATAACATCCCATACATCTAATTCCTCTTGGTGATCATAATCTCTATAGAGTTTCTCTATTACGTTGTAAATACTAACATACTTATATACCATTAACTTGTTTTTACTATATTATATAATCTAACAAAGATAAGACTTTTATTCAAAATAGTCTATACTCCTATTAGTTAAAAGAATCTTTGCTAGTTCTCTCGAGTTAGCTCGAGACGCTATAAAACTATACGCGGTCTTATTCTTTACTATTGCGCTACTCTTCTTCCAATGCCATTTGTACCTGTAGTTATCTCTATGATCGTTCATATGATATACTCTTATACCGGATGCATTTGTTTTCTTCCAATCTACTTTTAAAGCTGCTGGCTTACTAAAGTCCATCTTTCTTTTCTGTATTCTTATTTCTCCTAGTCTATATGGCACCTTAAAGGTTCCAGAGTCTAATAATATATCTTTTATGACTTCTTTATTAAACTCTGCACAGATAGCTTTGTATGTTGTGTAATCCACATAAAAAGGATTATCTTTACTCTGGGTCTTATTAAACTCCTTATAAGAGTCTTTCAAACCTAATACTTTCCCTATCTTTCCTTTACCTCTAGTCTTGTTCATTTGTATGAGTAGATGTTTCTGTTTGTCCCCTTCCATCATTTGCATCATCTCGAGGAGCTTGTATTGCTAATCCTAGTTTCTCTTTTATTACGATATTAGTAATAACGTTAGATATCTTATTAGTAATAGGATATGCACTATCCCAATTCCAACAAGCTTCTCCATCACATTTAAGAAACTCTATAGCTTCTGTAGGATCTTCAAATACTCCTGATAAAGAGATTGTTTCCATAAGCTTGTCATTAATTACATATAAGTAATCATCTCTTAAGAACCATCTAGGTTTAGACCCTGTAAACTTATTGTACTTATTAAACTTCTGTCTATAGTAACTAGTCTCAGCAAATCCTACTGTCTTATCAATACTACTAACTGACACTATAGTATTCTTTCCGCTACGTTGTATAGTTAAAGGAATCTTTTGTGTCGACTTTAATAATCTCTCGTTAGAAGATAATGATACATCACAGCATTCTACTGCATCTATACACTCTAAATTAATACATTCTATATGTTGTACAAATACATCAGGAATAGAACGATTGGCCTTCATAGTTTGATCTATAAGGTCGGCCCTCAACTGATTAATCCAGTAAGCAACTTGTCGGTCACTAACAGCTGAATCATCAGATTGAGTTCCTCCATACGCAATGTTTTTAATATCGTATACTAATTTATTTAGTGTAATCATTATTGTGCTTTTTTAGATCCTGGCATGTTGTTTAACATAGCCGCTTTTAAACTGCTTACTGCCTTCTCCCCTAGAGGATTAGTCTTAGAGAATGTCTTAGTAGTTTCATACTTATATTCTCCTTTAGCGTTTTTATAATCTTTATTCTCTATTATTAGAAATCCATTTGCTATCTCCTCTACAGAGATACGAGATTCTACTTTCTTGTCTCCCTTACCTGTGGTACTAGAGATTGATTTAATTTCTTCCATTAGTCTATGTTTATGTTTTCTACTTGATATTTGGCCTTCGCCAGCTCTACTTTTATTTCAGAATGATTGTAAGATTGAACTTTAGATAAATGTTCACAAGTCATTCCTTCTTTAGTTTTAATTACATACATTCCACTAGTACCTCTAGGAGTTAAAGTGTTTTTATTCTCTACTATTTCAGCGTGGTCGCATAAGTCTAGTTGAGTTTCATCTATTAAGTAATAAGTATTGTTATTCATTGTTTATATTTTTAACTCGGATAAGGAGTTGTTGTTGTTTTATCTGCATCTTCTAAATTAACTGAAACTGCATCTATATTATTAATAGGGTCATTTACAGTAAACTCAGCAGTTGACCCACTATTCTCTGGATTAAAAAAGAACTTACAGCTAGAACCAAACTCTATTTGTGGATTTAATGGTGAGCCTCCATTATGCCAAGATAAAACTTGTGCTGCTGATAATTCTGTGTCTAAGAAAGCTACTTGACCTACATTCCCATTAAAGTTATTAGCATCCCCAGCACTATTAATACTGACACTTCCTATTCTACCGTTATCAAGTTGAGATGATAAATCACTAAACCATAAACTAGTATCAGTAGTAACATTATTTCCGTGAGCTACTTCTATTCCATCAATGTATATTTTAGGCATATTAACTCCGTCAGCAGTAATAGCTAGTGTTCCCCAACTGTTATCCGAATAAGCAGCAGCAGAAGTAGTTACCCTCCATTTTGCTGATGAATCTTTCCCTTCTGCTCTAACCTGACCTCCTGTTAAAATCATAACACTTAAGTCTGTGTTTGCATCAGTGTCTCCAAAACTAAGTAAATACTCAGTCCCAGTTGGAGTAGCATCAATTATATAAAAAGAACCTAACCAAGTCCCAGTTGTTGTAGTTGCTAAAGGAGTTAAAACATCATCTGTATTAAATGATTCATCAACACCATCTAATAAGAATGAATTTAGTATTGTGTACATAAATGGACTTATGTTACAGTATTTGTCTGTGCTTTCCATATTAACAGAATAAGCTACGTTAAGGCTTCTAAATTTCTTATCTGCATCTTCCATATTAGCACTTACCCAAGTAGCTGGATTAGTACCATCATTTACTGTAAACGGGGAGGTGTCTCCCGAATCATCAGGATTGAAAAAATCTTTACAATCAGTTCCAAAATGAGTAAGCATATTTAAAGGATTGCCGTTATTGTACCACGTTTGATATTCTGCAAATGTAACGGCTTTATTAATTAATCCAACTTGATTAATAGTTAAATCAGCATAGGTGCTTTGTATCAACCCTATAAATGTTTCTTGTGTTGAAGTTCTTAAGTCTGCTTCAACAGGGTCAGCTCCCATTGCCTCATCAACTCCATCCATATAAATTGAAACTCTACTACCTAAACTTTGGCTATAATCAAATACTGCCATACCTACATAAAAATCTGTTAAACTATCAAAAGTACTAGTTGTAGCTGCAACTTTTGTAGAACCCCCTGTTGACCTTGCTGTAAAAGTAAAAGTATTATCTGATAAAAAACCTATGTACCAAACCTTATCACTAGTAGCAGTGTCCCACTGACCAACTATAGGCTCAAAACCTCCGTTAGCTCCTTTTTTAACTACAAAAGGAATGGAAAATGCTTTACCAGTTCCGTTAGTGTAGTCTGTATAATTAGCAAGTGTTTGAAGTTCAAAGTGTTCATTTACTGCATCAAGTTCAAAAGATTTTGAAACAATAGGAGTGTTAGCAGTATTAGGAATACCAAACTCACTATTAGCTGTGTCATAAGTGTAAGAATTTTGTGGTATTGTTTCCCATACACAATTAGCTCCAAACATAGAGTTAGCTGATTTAGGTAGCCCCCCATTGTGCCAAGCTGATACTTGAGCAGCACTTAAATTAGTATCTAATAAAGCAATATAGTTAGTATAACCATTGAAATTGAATTGGTCTCCGCCACTATTGAAATTTAGACACCCTATTCTACCATTATCTAAACCACTAGCATCATTAAACCAAAATGTTGAATCTGCTCCTGTTTCTGTTTGAGCTACTGCAACACCATCAACATAAATTACAGGGCTTACTCCATCTTGAACTGCTGCGATAGTATGCCAAGTATTATCTGAAACCGCAGCTGCATCTGTTGTCAATAATATTTGTGAAATACCCGACAGGTTTCCCACAAGCCTAATTTTAGCATCTGTTCTTAACTGCAAATTAATGTGAGTATTTGCACTCGCATCCCCAAAAGATAGTAGCATTTCTGTAGCACTAGGAGTAGAATCAATAATTTGGAAAACTCCTAGCCAAGTCCCAACTGTAGTACTAGACAAGTCATTTAATGCTTCGTCTATATTTATACATTCGTCAGTACCGTCAAAAAGAAATGAGCATAGGGATTTGAACCCTCCTAAGAAAGTTCTAACTGTATTTAATCCTAGTCTAATTCCTGGCCACATTATTACTTAGCTTCGTATACGTGAACTTCTCCACTATCTAATTTAATCGATGTTATTCCTTTTATGAATAACTTATCTCCTCCAAGATAAGCCTCTCCATTCATAGAATCTGATGAAGAATGAGCATCATACACTATAGTATTAATAACTGTATCTGATTTAAAATGAATACAAAATCCATCTTTAATAGTTACCGTATCAGTACCACTAATAAACACTGGACTCTTTTTACCAAGTACAGAGTAGTCCAATAGCATCTGTAATGTTTTATTTAAAGCTTTTAAATCACTCATTATATATTATTTATCTTGTTTGTTATTATAAATCCATAGGTATAAGTATAGGCTGAGGGTTAGTTCCTAACACAACTCCACACGATATAACAGGCTTAGGCCCCATCTTACCGTATGCCATAGCGTAAGAGTTTCTATCTATTCCACATCCCACTTGCATACCAAATATTTTAAATTTCTTTCCTACAACGTATTCAACATATCCTTGTGAATGAAGGTGTCCTTGTACAACTGATTGAAGTTCTTTCTTCATTTTAGATCTAGCTGTTCCTCCTTCTCCGTGGATATATGTTACATCATTTAATTCGTATTCCTCTACAAAGTTCCATCCTGGTGTTTCCAGGACTTCAGAATAATCTCTTACCCATCTTGAAGATATACCAGCTGTAACTGCTTTTCTAGCTATCAGCCTATCATGATTTCCTATTAATACTGTTGCTTTAGGAAATACTGCATACCATCGTTGTATCTTTCTAATAGCGATTGTAAGCTCATCTCCCGCACTTAATCCATCTGGATCAGTTTCGTGATAAGATGAAAAATGATTATCGATCACGTCTCCTATAAATACTACTGTACCACAGTTATACTTTTCTTGTTGTTCTCTACAAAACTCTAAATAGAGTTCTAAACAAAACGGTTCGTGTAAGTCTCCTATGACTAATACGTTATTCTTATCTCCTTTAGTAAATGGTTTAGGCAACTCTTGTTTATCTTTAGGTTGCTTCTCTTTCCACTTTAAAAATTGTTTATATTCTTGTTCGTCTGTTAAATGCATATTGCGTATGTATTTGTTAGTAAAAGAGGAGACGTTATATCTCCTCTTAATTTTTAATCCTCTGTCTTATGCTCTCCCTCTCCTTCTTTTGAAGGGGAAGCTTTCATCTTGTCTAAATCCTCTTGAGGAATAAGTGCTACTATTTTTTCTTTAAGCTCTACTTCGAAGTTTAGTATTCCTACCATCCCTTCTCTGTTTTGAGGCTGTGCGTTAGCTAAATGAGCTCTAGCTGCTGCAAACACTTCTCCTAATTGGTCAAAATCTTTTTTTTCAAACATGTGTTTAGTTTAAATTATTAATATTAATATATTGCTAAGTTAGGAAATATATTTATATAACCTAATCTTTTCTTTATTTTATTCCATAATTTAAAGTTAATTCTGTAAGTGCCTCTATATCAGATAGTACTTCGAAATAACTAATGTTCTTTTCTTTATCTATATGAGTATGTTTCAAGTTAGGAGAGCTACTACTATTTAAGTAAGTGCCAAATCCTATATGTAAACATACTGTGTGACCTCTATAAGGAAAGAGATACTTTGAGATACTCTGGTGTTCAATAATCTCTAGTACATCACAAGTTAAAATAGTTCCTTTCTTTATATCAACTTCTGCAAATACACCTTTACCGTGTATATCACTTTCTTTTATTACGACCATACTCGTATAACAAAAGGAGTATTAAGTAATATATCATTAAGTGTAAATGTATCAGCAGAGTTTCCATTCATTATAAGGTGCTCGAACCCATCATCTTTTACAGTACCTGTCTTAATTGTAATAGTATTTGCATCTAACCTAGTCGCACTTATTACATGAAAAACATCATTAGACATAGTTAATGCTAAGACTTGTGCATTTTCTATACTTACTTCTACTTTATTTGCATCTGTGAAAGCACCGACAGACCTAAACTGATAATGCCCTGGTGCTACATATGTATAAGTACCTACTATTTCATCCTCTAAAACAGAAGCTGTAGGTGCTGCTTCTCCTACCTGTGTGAGTAAAGCTCTATATGATATATAGTCTCCTCCTCCGCCTCCTCCTACTGCAGATTCTAGTGCAGTAAGTTCTTCGTAAAGACCCTCTATAATAGCATCAATATGAGAAGGTCTGATACTAATATTATCAAATTTAAACTTTTCTAATCCATGAACTGGAGCTCTATCATCTAGTAACTTCCATTTATCTGCGGTGTATATTAATGCCATTAGCTAAAATCTATTACTTTATAATCAAATTGAACTCTTAGTGTTCCTTCATAAGCAGACATCTCTACAGACGCATACATATAAAGAGGATCGTTATTTCCTGGTGCTAACCCGTCTGTTCCTGCATCTGTTTCAGTATTATATACATTCGGTATGTTATATAATGTAAACGGAACTAAAGCCGATGAAGGACTAGATGTAAAGTATTGTGCAGTAGTACTAGCATTATACAACCATATATCAGAAGCTGCTACAGTTCCTCCTGTCACATTCCAATAGTAAACAGGGTTACTTGTTATTACATAAATTTTATCTGCTCCAGGCGCATCTAAAAACTTATATCCATAACCTCCGTTAGCACTACTTAAAGATCTAACCTCAGCTTGAGTTAATGTAACATCTACATGGTTTGTTATACCAGGTGCAGTTAAAGAAGCAATACTTGAATCTATACCTTCTAATTCTTCATATATCTTTTCTACTACATTATCTACATCAGCAGCTCTTACTCCTGTTGTGTTATCTTTAAATGGTCTATAGTTAGGTTTTACTTTTCCTTTAAATAGACGTAGTTTGTTTGCGTTATGTATTAGGCTCATTATTCTATTATTTATATTTATTAGTATTTCTTTTCTCTACAGTACGAAGTACATAGTAACCTCCTGTAATAGTAGTAGCTAATCCTCCAAACATAGTAATTACTTGTAAAGGAGTTGTCACGCCTGCCCATGCAACTACCATGAGTGCAGTAGTCATAATTAATACCCAAGCCATACCTAAAGGTCTAATGTTCTTACTTAACCATGAATCAGACATCATATCTGCAGTCCATCTTTTAGTAACGTTTTCCTCTCCTATTCTAAACTCCTCTAATTCTACACGAGCTAGTTCAAGTTTAATCTCTTCCATCTTTATAGTTAACTCATTAAGGATTTGAGGAGCCTTAGGGTCTTTACTATTCTCCAAGTTTCCAGCAACAGTTGCTATAGCTCCTATATAGTTACCAGCAGCTACTTGCCCCATAACAGTAGGTACATCTTTAATGATGCCTCCTGCTTTACTTACTATCTTTCCAAATAGTGTATCCTTAAATGCTTTCTTTTCTTTTCCCATATCTATATGTTTTACATCCCTGTTAGTACACTTCTCCCTCTACCATATTGTTTAGAGTTCTTTATACATTGATTATTCGTTATAAACTTCTTACCTACTTTTCTCTCGTTAAGTATCACAGCCAGGGTATCCATTAAAGCTTCTTTGGTCATCCCTGTCTCTGTGCTTAAATAAGCAGACATTTTAACCTTCAAACTATCCTGGTGTCTAGCGTCTTCAAATGCTTCTAACCTAACTTTATGAACAAAGTTCTTAATTTTATCTTGTGCCACAAATTTAGTCTGGGCACTATCAGATAACATTACAGACATTATACGTGAATCTAATATTTTATTATCTTCTAGCTCTTTTCCTTTCTTAGTCCAGTCTCCGACTGTAAGGAAAGCTGTTAATATTACTCCTGCAACTAGTGTAGCTATTGAAGCTACTAAGTTTTCTTGAATTTTTGTCCATAGTTTCATTATTATATTATGCTATATTGTGTTTTTCTATTCGAGTCTTTGTAAGCTTTTAATCTTCTGTTCCTGTTGTTCCCTTCTCTATACGAGACATGGACCCAAGCAGGTTCATCACTAGTACCAAATTCCCATATAATAGTATCGAACTCTAAATTAGCTACGATCCAATCATATATCATCTTATTAGTTAAGTCAACTTTATTCCCTTCTTCATCTAGTACTTGTCCTCCTAATCTATCTGCATCGATATCCATAGCTTGTCCTGTTAGATGACTAGAGCTTTTAGCTCCTCCTATCTTAGAGTTAAGATCTTTTGATCTATACATAGACGTAAGTCCTATAGGAATATTGAAGTGTTCTCTTAAAGGCTGAAATATCTTCTCAGCTGTTACCTTCATATTCTCTAAATGCTCTGGAGTAGGCTCATTACTGATACCATACTTAATAGCTGTGTTAGATTTAGTTGCTTCTTTCAATGATAAATTGTTACTTAGTTTCATATTATTTGTTTTTACGTTTATTTCGTTTCTCTTTCCACTCCATCATCTTAAGATGTAATGTAATAGCTGCGATTCCTACCCCTAAACATACACCAACAAATGATAATATAGGGCCTGCTATTTCTATCCAATATAGAACTCCTGCACCCGTTCCTCCTAATCCTCCTATTAGAGGGTGCTTTTGTAATATGTCTGGTGTCTGTGCTATCAATGTATCTAGTTGTGTTTTCATTCGAATTTTATTTATTGTTTATTATCTTGCGTTTACTGTGAATGTACTATCTAATTCTAGTGTACAATTTGTACCATCAGTTAAATTTGTAACTTGCCAAAAACAGTACTCATTTTGATTTAAAATTATATTAACAGAGCCATTATAAAATGCTACATCTCGGCCTCCTACTATATTATTAATTACTCTTGTTTGTCCATAAACTACCGTATCACTACCGTCATTAACAACTAACTCTATTTTATAATCGTCATTTGCTCCGCCTTCTAAAACAAAGTCAAAGTTAACTAAGTACTCTCTAGGGTCTTTTCCTAGATGTCTTAATTGACCGTTAGCGGGGCTATCGAAATGTTGTAACTCTGATGCTGTAAAAGTTCCTAAAATTGGAGTAGGTGTATTGAATGTTATCGTGGTTAAACCCTCAGCGGACAAATTTAATTTACCGCCTACAAATGTGTTTGGTAAACCTTGATTATCTGTAAAAATTGACGCAATCTCTTTTTCTGTTATATTTGGAAAATAATTACTATCTGTTGCATCAGAAACTCCTGCTCTGGTCATTATCATATTCGTTATTTGTAGCGTGGATGGATTTACAAAGTTCGATGATGCAAAATCACAAAAAGACGCAGAAGCAGGTAAATCAACATTCATATTGCTTCTAAATCTTGACGACATACTAAAACCCGTTCCTGCTTTAAAAAGAGAATAAGAACCATCTGTTAAACTTCTGACGATTGATGTATCTATAAAGTAACCGCCTACCCAAGTATTTTTTAACTCTAACTCAGGAGTACCACCAAAACGACCCGTTCCCGTTTCTAATCCTTGCCTATAACCATCAATAACACCTAAAGACGTGCAATCTATGTAGTTAATTGTATTAACCTCAATAGCATTAAACCCCGTAGCGTCTATTAAATCGTAAACCTTAGATGAAGTCCCTGATGTTTCTATATATAAGTCAGACATAAGAACATTACCTGAGCCTCCAACATCACTAACAAACATAGTGTAATTATTTTCAGTACTAACTAAAGCAGAAGCATCAAAATTATAACCCTTTATAGAAATACCTGTAGAGGGTACTGTTATTTGGGTAGTACCTAAATCTATAACCCCATCTATAAAATACTCTTTTGAGGAGTCTATAGTTCCGCCTATTGTTGT